TTATTCCAAAAGGTAACATTCTCTATTTGCTCTTCTAAAACAATATTCTAAATGGTCATCTACCATGCCAACCGCTTGCATATAAGCGTAGATTATAGTAGTGCCGACAAAGCTCATGCCTCGTTTTTTTAAGTCTTTAGAAAGCGCATCAGATTCTTTGCTACTGGTGGGAAGGTCTTTGAGGGTTTTTGGATGGTTGATAATTGGTTTTCCGCCGACAAAGCGCCAGACATAAGCATCAAAAGAGCCAAATTCTTTTTGGATTGCTAAAAATACTCGCGCGTTCTTACGGGCAGAAAATATTTTTAGGCGGTTGCGAATTATTGCCGGATTATCGCGTAGATTTTCTAGCTCTTGGTCAGTCATTAATGCAACTTTTTCTACATCAAACTGGTGAAAAGCTTGGCGGTAGCCAGCGCGTTTTTTTAGTACTATTTCCCAATTTAAGCCTGCTTGCGCACCTTCTAATATAAGCATTTCAAAAAGTTTTTGGTCATCATGCACGCTCACGCCCCATTCTTGGTCATGATAGTCTTGATAATGCGGTTTATCGATTCCTACCCAGTCGCAGCTTTGTGTAGGTTTTTTTGAAAAATCTTTTGTTTGATTCATATTCCTTCCGCCATCTTCGCTATGTTTCGAGGGCTTAAAGCCAGTCGAAGCTTGAAGAGCGTAGGTTGGTGCCCCCGGGGAGACTTGAACTCCCACGCCCTCGCAGGCAACAGATTTTGAGTCAGACACGGAAGCACCCCGTTTGTTCACTATAAATCCACATAAATTCCTATAATGCAAGATTTTTCAAGGTGTTCCGTTGGAGGGGGTATTACTACAATTCCACATGGTTCAAGAGAGGTTTTTACCCACCGTGCCGACTATGTGCCTACCAGCAGACGAATAAGAGTTTCTATGTCCAATTCTGTTCGCACAAGATTTTTGCACTAATGCGTCTACTAGTTTCACTTTTTCATGTTTTCTCGACGTTCCTCCAAGTTCACTACCACGTCATCTTTTTTCTGCAAAATGTCGTTTATCTTCGTACCCACCGCATCAGAAATTTGCTTCCTATGCGAATCGACAAGGTGAGAATAACGCTTCGTGGTTTGTGGTGTCAAATGCCCTAAGAGCTGACCGATTTCTTCCAGCGTTAAGCCGGCCATAATAGCGAACGATGCAAACGCATGGCGCAGATCATGTTTGCGCAGATTGGCAAGCCCTGCTTTTTTCAGGATACGATGCCACATCTCGTTTGGTGGCGAATGATGCCTGCCGAGCTTTTCTTGCACCCCGACGAAGTAGCCTGGGAACAAATACGGATTGCCAACTACCCGCTCTAGCTTCTCAATTTCGGCCATCGCCAACGGTGAAAGGTTGATTTTCTTTTTCCCCGTTTTGGAATCTGGAAGGTCTAGGGTATTTTCCTCATAGTTGATGTATTCCCATTTTGCGGTCAGCAACTCGCCTTGGCGCGCGCCAGTGTAAATCAACATACGGAAGAAAATCATCATGCTGCGCTCTTCGGTCTTATCCGCCTCGCACTGGTTGATGGTTTCAATCAGCTTGCGAAGCTCGCTTTCATTCAGATAGCGGTCGCGCTTGTTCTCTTTGTAGCGTTTGATGCCAAGACACGGATTGCTATTAGGCTGACGAATGCCCCAATCTTCACAAACACTCATCATGTGAGAAAGGCAGGCAAGCGCACGGTTGGCTGTTATCGGCGTTTTGTGCAGCTTGCCATGCCACTCCTGAACATCCTTGCGCATAATATCTTCCATCGCATGATTTCTGAAATGCGGCATAATCAGCGTTCTTAGTACCTCTTTTTTCCCTTTAACCGTGGAAGGCTTATTGTGGTGAGTGATATATTCATTCACGTAGCGTTCCTTAAAATCCTTGAGCAAGGTTTTGCCACGCTCAATTTCTCGCTTNNCTGCAGGATCATCACCCAATGCAATTTTGGCGTAATACTCTTTTGCCATTACCTTTGCTTGCTCGGGTGTAAGCGCACCATGCTTGCCAATCTTAATGCGTTTTTTGGGCGCATCACGACCGCCAGCTCCTTGCCGATAATCCAACACGTAGATTTTAGAGCCGCTTGGCTCAATCTTAACTGAGAATCCTGGTATGTCAGAATCGTAAATATGATAGCGCCTATCCAGAATTGCGGCATTATCAACAATGGATTTGGTTAGCTTCTGCTTCTTCGGTTGGTTGGTTGTGGTAGTGTTTTCCATTTTGTGCCCCCTATGTTCCTATAATTCCTTTCGGTTGATGTAATCTCGGTTCAGCTTGCCAAGGCTGTCCGTGTGGTCACGCAGGCGGATTTCTTGGTCAATGACCACTGCCGCCAAAGTGCCTTCGTGCTGCTCCTTGAGAGTGCGTAACTCCTTCGTCGAACTCTCAAGGATTTTCTTCGTTAAATCGGTCATGCTCTTAGCGCCTCCTGCGCAGCTGGTGGATTGAACGGCTGCACCACGCCTTCGATGACTGAATAGGTCTGACCAGTGCCGCGCACTGACAAATCAGGTGCATTTTCCTCTGGGCGTTTTGCCATGCACACCAGCGCAGGAATTCCTGTGGAGGTGACCATCGCCATCATTCCGGCACGGTTGCGGCGGTCATTGATTTCGTCAATGTCATCAATCACCAGCAATTCAGAGCGGTCAGCCATTGCGATTGCTGCCTGCAGAACAATGCGAACCGCATAGCGGGCTGATCGTGAAAGCAAGCTGTAGTGCCTTTGCCCGCGCCAGATTTCCAAATCATTATCCAGCCAGATATGCTCGCAGCCATAAGCCACGCTCAAAGGTTTCAGCACCTCTTCACAGAATTTTGTTATCTGCTGGTCGAGCTTTATCTTGCGAACGCCGCTTTGACCAAGCGCTGCAACCAGCTCCTTTTGGGTCAGGATGCGCTCATAAAGCTGCTGGGATTTATGGAAGGAATTGAAATCATCCAGCCTACGTTCAGCTTTGGCGTAGGCGGTGCGCATGGCTTCTACGTCCACAATCGCACCTCCCGTGCCGAGACTTTCCAATTTTTCTTTTGCTTTCTCAACCTCTGTGAGCTGGTGCTGCGCCAGTGTGACTTCATCACGCAGGCGGGTTACTTCGGCTATTTGAGTTTTCAGTTCTGCGCCAAGCTCGAAATATCTTTCCTTGATGCGCTCATCGACCGTTTCTGCTTGGGTCAATTTTCGCTCCTGATTAAGCATGAGCTGTGAACCGCAATCAGGGCAAACAAGCGGCTCATCGCCACTATAACCAAGCGCATTCAGGTCTTTCGATAGGTCGGCATACTTGGTTTCTGCCGTTTGCAATTCTGCTTTTGCATCAGAAAGTCGCTTTTCGTATTCTGGCAACCTATCCACCAAAGCCTTTGCCTGAATGCGGTCAAATGCCGCTGCACCTTGAACTTTCAGCGAATCTTCCAACTCCTTTTTTGCTTCGGCATAAGCAACCTCAAGGTCAGTGCGCTCGGCACGTTCCAAATCCATTTCCCAAGTGGCAGGTCGCCAGTTGCCGGCAGATGATACATTCCACTTGGTTTCGCCTGTTGCGTTTTTCCATTGCCCTGTCAGATCTGCTTCATCGGATTTTGCCGAGGCGTGAGCTTCATCCCAGCCTGATTCCTGAATTTGTTTCCAAATATCTGGCAACTGGTGGTCAAGGCTTTTTGGCAATTTCACCTTGAGGTCATCAAGCGTGGGATTGGCTTTGAGCAGACTGATAAAATAGGCAACCTTTTCGGTATTGCTCAAACTGAAAATGCTTTTAAGCCCAACAGCAAACTCGGATGCCTGAACTGGTTTGCCCTGTCCGTTAATTTTGCATTCTGCAAGCGGCCAAGAAATCGCAGTGGCAACGTCATCACGCCCCAGCTCAACTTTGCCGCTCTTGGCGCCATCATGCACCAGCATTTTGGCATCTTTCTTGGCAATATGGCGCGGCAATGGCTGTTGTGCAGCCGCAAGTGCTACTGCTTGTGCGATGCTGGATTTGCCATTTTCATTTTCGCCCACCAAAAGCGCCACTGGCGCAATGGAAAAGCTGGCTTCCTTTATTTTCCTGAAATTGTTTATGTTTACGGTGATAGTCATAGTTAAAATCCTCCTGTGTCGTGTTGGTTNAAAGATGCGGGGTGTCCTGGCGGTGGGCCATCCATCGTTTGATTAGGCTTTGGCGCAGAATTCTTTGCAGCGATCGGCTGCGGTTGCGTTTTTGTCATTCAGGTTAATGCTGGGCAGCGGCGTTTTCGGTTTCGCTGGGCGCGGGGCAATGCTGTGGCGGAAACCACCGCATCCAACTCGGCACTATCTTTGATGAAGGCAATGCTGCGCAGATCGAGCTTGCCGATTTCCGAGAAATCATCGAGCTGGGCTGCACGTTTCATCTGCGTGGTAAGCGGCAACTGCTTGCAGGCTTGCTTTATGGATGACTTCATGCACATAGGCTTTGCCCACTTCACCCATGCGGTATCGGCAAAGAGCTTTTCAGCCTTGAGCTTTTCTTTTGCATCATTGCCAGCTGCTGCAATAGCATCACGCAAATAGCGGTAGGTATCGGAGCTTTCCCGAATTTTAATCAGGTCACCGCGCGGCACAACAATCGGAATTTTTACATTCGGATTCTCCGTGAACATCACCACGCAATATGAGGCAATGATATTGTCGAAATCCGCATCGTCAGTTTCACGCTCTAGCGACGGTTCATGCGTCAAAAACGCTTGCCCACTGTCATACTTAAAGGATTCACCGCGGTAGATGACGTTCGTGGTTATCGCAAAAATGCTTGGCGATTGGTAGGACAGATAGAGAAAACCTCGGTTGCCAATCTGGAATGTGCATTCCATTTTTGTTTTCCAAGTGTTCGTTTCCTTGTCTTTGAAGTTGCGCTTGCGCGGGATAAGGAAAGCCTGCTGGAGCGGCGTGTTCGGCTCTAAACCAAGTGATGCTGCTGCCATAAATGCACCGAGCACCGTTTCAGGTTCGCAGTGTTTCAAATCTGGGCTTTTGTCGAGACAGTTCACTGCCAGATTCAGCATCCGGTCAGGTGTCATGTATTCTGGCACTACTTTTTCCAGTGCTTTTTTCGTAGCTGGCTTATTGAGTAGGTCGAATATCGTTAGGTTCTTTTCCATTTTTACTCTCCTTTGTTTTTATGTTCGCGGCAAAACTCTGTTCCCCACACTGGGCAAAATCGGTCAGAACAAAGCATTGACTGCGGGTTGGCGATAAATGACGTGGGGTCACCTGTTTCTCGGTATTCCGCCACATCACGTTTCAGACTTTTCAGAATTCCGCGCGCAGCGTTCATCGCCACGTCAACGTCGTAATGATAAGTTTCTGGTTCTGGCTCGCGCTTGCGAGGTAGATAATCTTCAATGATGCTTTCAACCGTGCGGCCATGTGCCATGCACAGCATTCCGTATGCGCCGTATTGCGAGATGTGGGCGCGACTTGCTGCGCCAGTTTTCAGGTCACGGATAGTAACCAATTCACGAACATCGAATTTTCCTGACAGGATGTAGCCATCGCCAATATCGGCTTCCAGCCTGATCTCTACTTCTACAGGCTGAATGCCTGGAGCAACTTTCAGGCGATAGACATTCACCAGCGTTTTGAGCTGTAGCTCGGCGCGGTCATAGGTCGGCGTGGTGGAATCATAAACAATGCCTTCCATGTTTTGAATCGTGTGGAAGGTTTCAAACGCCATATCCATTGCCTCGGAAGCATTGCCGAGCGAACCGTCTTTGATTTTTTGCGATAGCGAGAAGTTGGCGGCTTCATGGGTGCTTGTGCCTAGAGCAGCGCCAATTCCTTGTGATGTTTCCCTAAACGTGTAGCCCTGCGCAGCCAATTCTTCCCAAAGCAGCTTTGCCCCCGTGCGACGAGCGCAATCAGCGTATGAAGGCAGGCTCGATGACCTGATGACGATTGGTTTAGTAGTGGGCATAGCGCGGCGGCCTCCTATGCCTTTTCTTTTTCGGTTTTGGCATCCTTTCGTTATGCCAAGCCAAAATGCTCTGCCTGTTTGCGCCTTGGCAAACGGCGATTACCTGCTGGCAACGTTCAGTACCAAACAAGCCGATATGACAGTGTTCCTTGATATTCTCGATGCCAAGCCGTTCACCAAGCCATGAATAAACAGCGTTTCGATATCGCTTGCGGATTTGCGCGTGTAAGTTTTCCTCGTCACGCCCCCACAACGGATCGAGCGCATTATGCGCTGCAATTCTCCATCGCTTTGTTTCTGCATCCGCAGGAATGCCCAGCGGCTTTCCATCAGGATGCGCTCCGTGTGTAGCGCGACAGGCGGGGAAGTTGATGCAGCCATAAAACGGACGATTGTATTTATGGCTCTCACGCAGAACCATCTCACCGCCACACTCTGGGCAATCAAGGACGGTGGATAATGGATAAATGTCAGCCAGCCGTGGGCGGGTGACAAAGTGAGTTTGTACGGCGGTTACCATCCAGACCTCCCAACATTGCATAATTGATGTGCTGATAATGTTGCGGCTGAGCGGTATTCTCGCGCATCGCGCTCGCGTTCTTCATTCCAACCGTCTAGCTCATCCATCAGATCTTCGTGGAAAGTGATGGAAGCGGTTTTGCCGGTGGCATCTATCTCGTGGCAGTATGCGCCAAAGTATTGAAAGCCGTGCTTGCGCCAGCCATGAGCGTAATCATCCAGTTCCTGCATGGTGTCGTCATAGGAATCGCAAGCCTCGCTCTCGATTCTGACCTCACGGCTGGGCTTGCCCGTAACTGGGTGCTTCGTAGTTTTTTCCCAAGCATTAAACCAAAGTTGCGGCATAGAAGCCTCCTTCTGGTTCTTCGCTGAAACGCTGCCGTTGTCCGTTCAACTCGTGCAGAATTTCATCGTCAGCAATAACGTGCCGACCTCGTATCTCTAATTTGCCGAAATGCAGTGGTGCATCGGCGCAGTTATCCTCATCAGAAAATGAGTGTTTCCCTCTCGTCATAGTTAGCCTCGTGGTCTTTTGGTAGTTGTGGTAGCTTCATATCATTTACATAGTAGCTTTGTTAGCTATCTGTAACATTGCAGGTATGCTAAAATACGTCAAGCGAAATCGACCTCCACGCACGAAAAATCGCCGCGCAAAGCCGCACACACTCAAGAGCTTAGGGGAATAAGGGGTTTACGGCTGAATAGTTACTGCCAATTTTGCCGCACTAGAAAGCGCACTTTCTTCAACGCTTCCATCTATCAACGAATGCAGGCGGAACTTGCCGCGCTGATGACTGCGCTCAACAAGGCGCAGGCTCACTCTTCCGTCTGGAAAGGTGACGATGCAGGTGGCATCAAGGCAATCTTCTGGCACACCTTGCTTTGATTCATTATAGAAAACTACGATTCCATCTTTTGCATATGGATGAACGGTTGGTCCTTTCATCTCAACGGCGCGGCCGTGCTTCTCATCAATGCCCGCTGGCGCCTCAATGCTCTTTCTATCTTCCTCAGCATAAAGAAGCACCTGACCGTTCTTGAGAGAGAAATACCCAACGATAGGCACTCCATCGGAACTGCCTTTTTGGGAAAGGAAAGCCTGAAACCTCGGCGAAAAATTATACTTGTAATAACTGCGGAGTTTTTCCAGCTGCTTCATCTGCAAGCCCTGCGGCTTTTTGTCATTAAACAGGCGGCTGATAGTGGTTTCGTCAATGCCTGCATTGCGCCCTAAATCAACACGATATATACCTTTTGCCAATGCCAGATCGGTTATGTATTGCTTGCAGAACTTGGCGTGCTGGCTGATTTTAGCCTTGTCCTCGTCCATACTATAAATCAGGTTGGTGGCAAAGCCAGGTTCCAGACCATAGGCTTTATACAGCAGAAAAACTACTCTCTCTGAAAGGGTGCGGTCACCTGGGCGAGTCTGCGCATCATTATAGAATTGGCGCAGTGTTTCCTTGCCCACTGGCTTGCCGCCATACTTATCCGCCAGCAGGTTGCAGGCTTCCGTCATTTGCAGAAAATTATCTCCAAAGCGCGACTGAATATCATCCAGCCAGCTCTTTTGTGCGTGTCGAAGTTTCTTTGTATCAAGTTGTGTCATTTTGCGTCTTTGCTAAGTCCGTAATAAAAAAAGTTTTCACCATCGCTTCCGATGTTTCCCTACAGAATACTACACCTTCATTAACGCTGCAAGTTTATACTTGACTAATTGTAGCTTGGTTAGCATCTTTGCAATATACCAGCTAACAAACCTACAAGGATAAACTATGCGCACTACCACAACCAACCACATCCCTAAAAACGTCACCCGTCTTGAAAAAGAGGTTTATGCAAGCCTGAAACGGCGAGCACGCTTCGTTGGACTTACCATCGACGAACTATGCCGAAGAGCGAAAATCGCCCCATCGACATTTTCCCGCTGGGTCAACGGTCATCACAGCGGGCTAATTTTCACCATCGGTCAAATGGATGAAATCCTCACCAATCTCGAAGCCGAGAAGTTTCATACGCTTGAAAAACGCATTCACGCCTGTGAGCTGACAATCTCTGGCGCGTGCAGTGAGGTGGATATCCCCGTCCTCGACTACATCAGGTGGATTCGTAAAGAGCTTTCCCCCGATTACGGAAAGCTGGCCGAACTGGAACGTTTCTTATCTGAGCGTGAAGAAGCATCTGAGGCAGATCAACCTTCTGAACCTGAAAAAATATGCGGGAGGTAGAACATGAGAAACAAACAGGAACTGGAAAACTTCATATCTGAAAGTGTCCGAGAGCAACTCAAACAGCAGGGTTACGGCGAGTCCTATCTTACGCCCGACCAATTATCTGACCGCTGGAAGGTTACACCGAAAGCCCTCGAAAAATGGCGGCTAGAAGGCAAGCCCCCCATCTATATGAAGGTGCAGGCCAGCAAAAAAGCCATCATCCGCTACCCGCTGCAAGGCGAAAATGCTGTGCTGGATGTGGAGCAAAAATGGCTTCGCAGCTCCACCAGTGACACTGGCACAAATTGTTCAACTTTTAACGTCCCGGCAAAGAGCCTGGCTAACACCTAACCTAACGGAGGGGGCACTATGCGAACCTACGGCAAGGTTAAAATAGCCTTTTGGGAAGACGAAAAAATCAGAGGATTGCAAGATGCGCCAAAATTACTGGCGCTATATTGCTTAACTGGTGAGCATAGCAATGCCATTGGCTGCTTCCGCTTGCCCATTGGCTACATTGAAACGGATCTGCGCTGGGACAAAGACAAAGCCCAATCAGCGCTGACACAGCTTATCGAAGTGGGATTCGTTATTTACGACGATGAAACTCACTATCTGCTCATGCCGCGCTATCTTGAGCATAATCCAATCGAAAATTCCCGCGTCGGCAAGATGTGCGTCCAGCTCATCAATAACACCATGCGCTCACATAAAATATTCCCTGCGCTATGGCGAGCTCTTCAACATCAGAAAAATCGCTTTTCCATCAAAGATGATAATTTTTGGAATCCTGAATGGGATGCGCTCTATAAAAAACTATGCGTTGGCGATTATACCGTATCCGCAAAAGACATCGGCAAGCAACATACCCTATCGGATACTGTATCGGATACCCTATCTCATACCGTATCAGATACCGTATATCAAAAATCAGAGGTGACATCAAAAGATGGCGGAAATCCTCAACAATATACCGTATCAGATACCCTATCCAATACGGTAGGCGGCAGTGTGCAGGACTTTGCTCCCCCTGAACCTGAACCCCAACCAAAACCGAAGCCAGAAAATAGAGATGATGAGGTCACGCGCCCGCGCCCGACCCCTGTAGAAATCATCAGGGCTTTTGACGAAGCAATCGTTGAAGTGTTTGGCGAGCAGCTTGCGCGACCTTGGCCGCATGGCGAAGACGCAATGATTGCCGCACAATTCATCACGGCCGGAGCTGATCGTGAGCTGTGCCGGCAGGTTTTCCTCAAGCAGCTGCATTCCCATCACCGCAAAGGCAAGCACCCCATCGGCAGCTTGGCATATTTCCGCACGGCCATTCCCGACGCGGTGAAAGACCGAACATTCTATCAACAAAACCCAATAACGGAGGTCAATCATGACGGAACCAAACCTGATGCAAACCGACAATATGCGCCCCGCGCGCGCAGCGGTCATGACGCTTTCACTGAAGCCTTGGTTGAAGTCGTACACGAGCGCGAACGAGATTGATTGGCTCTGCAAGCATCCGCTCACCGCGACTGGCGCCATAGACCATCGCCGTGCTGAAGGTTACCAGAGCCGACAAATCCGACCTGTGCCAGTCATCGCCAGAAATAGCGAACGCTACATTGAGCTGATCGATGCGGTTGAACACGTCAGGCTTTTAGCCGTACCCGCAACTCCTGCAGAAGCTGGCTTTGAACTCAAGCGGCTTTCAGTCTGGTGTCCAATGGGTCATCGTGATTCCCGCGATTTCAAAATCATGATTCACGATGCCTTGACCGACCTTGCGGAGTTTCCACCCGACTTATTGCAAAAAGCCTGCGCCATTTACCGCAATGACCCAGACCCGCGCTGTGATTTCTTTCCGCGTCCTGGGAGGCTGAAAGCTCTGGTGGCGGATGACTTGCGCGAGCGTAAGCAACTGCTTTTCCGACTTGAGCACTTGCTGGCTGTTGCCAATGAGCCGCCGAAATTACCCCCGCCGATTACCTTGGTTGAGCTGGAGCAACAGGCGCTGAACTCACTGGAAGTCGAAGCAATGATGGCGCAGATCAGCGGCAGAACCTACACGCCACTTTCACCTGAGGAATTCCAAGCCGAGCATTTGCGCCGCACCGAAAAGAAAATTCAGGAAGCCGTCAACGAGCAACATCTGAGCCCTGACATGGCGGAGCGGATGCTACAAACCCTGCGTGAAATTACTAACCACCAAACGGAAAAAGCCCATGAAAAAACCGCATGACCCTAAAAAACAAGCGGATTTTCTCGCCATTACCCACAAGAAAATAAACCGCAAACTCCCAAAGCATGGCTTTGAATCAGACCTCGGTTCGCCAGAGCTGGAAAATCATCACGTCCTGAAAGTCGAATTCGTGGATGCGGAAGGCAATTACACCGACCAAAACAAAGGCCGTAAGCGGGTTCGCAACATCACCCAAACGACTCTGGATTACTGCAAAGCCTACGCTCTTATCAGCGAAGACCAGCACAAAGCCGGCGAGCAACTTTATTCCGATTGCTATTATGGCGGCATGGTTCCGCGGGCGATCGCAACCTTAATGGATGGATTGCCCCGCACTGGCGGCTCTGGCAGATTCTCTGGATTTGCCGAAGGGCGCATCGATGCGCAGCGCAGATATTCTCGCATCCGTCAGGCTTTAATGAAACGCCATATCGACAAAGAGCGCGGCATCACATTTTGGGAAGTTGCCTACCAAGTCAGTATTACTGGTATTCCGATTGATGAGCTGGAAAAATGGACAGAGTGGCCGAGGAGGTCAGGCAAGAAACTCATCGGATTGGTGCTGGATGCCGTTTATGAAGTTTATGATGACATCCACAGTGAGCAGCGCAGGAAGCAGAAGCGCTATCACACCATTCGTGATTAATCGCGCTCCAGCTCATCCAGATACTGCTTAAACTTAAAGCTCTGATTGCGCTGCTTTCCATCTTCGGGCTGCAAAATTCCCAATTCCACGAATTTATCCACCAGTTTCTTGGCTGGCGGGTAAGTGGTTTCAATCGCTTCTGCCACATCATTGATGGTCATTACTGGATTATGGCAGAGGCTATCGAGTAGCTTTAAGCCTTTCACGCGGTTGCGGCCAAGCGCAGCTTCGATGCGTTCCGAGCTTTCACGAATGAGTGTATCCACCCGCCATGCGCGGGTAACCACATCATCAGCGGATTCCTTCACGCCACGGAGAAAATACTTAATCCAGCCCTCATAGTCAGCCTTCACGCGCACGGCATCGAGCCTGCTGTAATACTCGCTGCGGAATTTCTTGAAGTAAAAGGACGGATACAAAATCGGCTCTTTCAACAGTCCATATTCCAACATCATCAGCACAATCAGCAAACGACCAATACGGCCATTGCCATCTAAAAATGGGTGGATGGTTTCAAACTGGACGTGCGCAAGCCCAACGCGGATAAGCGGCTCACAGGTGCTATCTTCGTTAATGAACTTCTCAAGGTCACGAATCAGATCAGGCACATAATTGGCAGGAGGCGGCACGAGCTTGCCGACGAACACAGGAACTTTTCGGAACTCGCCTGGGGCTTTAGTCTGTCCCCGCGCACCAGCCAGCAAAACTTGGTGGCTCTCCCTGATAACACGGTTTGTTAGTGGCAACCCCTGTTCGCGAACCATATTCAGGGCATGATTGACCGCATCGAGGTAATTCAACACATCCTCAACATTGCGGTTTTCACGCATTTTCTTGCGAGCATTAAACTCAAGCACTTCGGTCAGCGTGGTGTAGATGCCTTCAATTTCACTGGAAAGCACGGCTTCTTTTGCCACGTACACGTCAATGAACTGGCGCTTGCTGGGGATGCGGGTTCCCACCTCGTCGAGCCGCCCCAAGCTCTGCATAGCTTCGCCATAGAGCGAGATCATCTCTGCATCCATCTGGAAGGCTGGCTCTGGTGGCAGAGGTTTCGGCACGAAATGCTCGTGTTCTCCAAATTTCTCGTAATGTCCGCTGCGGCTTGCTTGTGTCGTCATTTTAGTCCTCGAAACTATAATAAGGATGGCTTTTTGGATTCGTTATTATACTTTACACCGATTATCATATAATAACAAGAGGTATTGTTATATCATGAGCCGATAAAGCTATAATAGCAGTGGTTATATGGTCACATATTATACCTTTGCCAGCCTCATTTCTTTGCAAACTTGCTAAGTTATTGAAATACTGAAAAAATATCTTGCATAGCGTCACGGCGTAATGTAATGTTTTCACATAATCGAAAAATTACGTCCCAGCCACCGAGCTGGGATTTTTTTTGCCCACACGGAATAAATGAATTTCGTATCCCTAAAAATCCCTTATTTTACCCTGTTTTTACCCGTTTTCACCTCGAAATAAGGTCAAAAAGTGGTGTTTTTACCTTTTTGGGACTAGGTCAAAAAATCACACCTAATGATTGAGAGCCTTGATAATCCTAGCTTTGGAAGAAAATTTGCCCGCGCTTTCATCATAAATGAATCTCTAAAAAAAAGGGGTCAGACAGCATTTACACCATCTGACCTCTCAAATTTACGCTGCTTCAAGCACTTCTTCGGTAGCAACGGCTTCTTCGGTCGCATCATCAGCTGCGCTCAATTCATCAAAGACTTTCTTCTGCGCGACAGGCTCAAGCAGTTTCCTTTGCGCCATTGCTAAAGTCTTGCCCATTGCACCCAGCTTATCGGCAATCGTGCTTGCACGGATACGGTCAATCTTCTTCACAATGTCCATTTCCCCATCCTTATTGAAAAAGCGGTTTAGGGTGAGTGCCATCGTGTCGATATGCTGCTCAAGACTTTTCAGAGCCCGCACTTCTTCTTCTGACAATTTCACGTCAGGAAACAATTCAGGCTGGTTGCCTGCATCGGTAAAAGTCTGAGCAACGGCTGCCAGTTCGCTGCTATCAACTTTGCCGCTGCGGATCATGCGCCAGAATGGGTCTTGATATTCAGGCGCAACCTTTGAAAGGTAAAATGCCTGGGTGGGTGTCAATATCCCTTGCTCCAAACAGTTTTGATATTCAGGTTTCAAGTTCAACAGCGTCAGGCGGTCATGCACACGAAACGGCTGCAAAATACCAACTGTTTCTGCCAACTGTTCAGGCGTTAGGTCAAAATCATCCATCGCTTTGCGATATGCGCGGGCTTCTTCCAGCGGTGAAATATCAACTCGTTGCAAGTTCTCGATAATCATCTGCGCTGTCAACGACGCATCAGACAGCTGCTTGATGATGACTTGGACGTTTTCCAGCTCAAGCAATTTGCAGGCACGATAACGGCGTTCACCAGCAACAATCATGTATTTGCCAGTGCCATCAGGTCTTACGACAATCGGGCTAATCAGACCTTGCACCTTAATCGATGCAGCAAGCTGGCGCAGTTCGGTTTCATCGAAATGCTTACGGGCTTGCTCATCGTTGGCATAAATCTGATTGAGAGGAAGCTGCTGCATCACATCGTTCGGCGCGGCTTGGTGCAGACGAGCAACTTTCGCAGGCTTGGCTTTCTTGGCTTGTTTTGGTGACGTGGCTTTTTTCTTTGTGGTTGCTTTAGGCATAGGGTTCTCCTTAATTTTGGTGGTTGTGGTAGTGGGCTTTAGTGCCAATCCAAATCCTATCCAAATGACCTTTACCGTCCACAAAATTCGACCTGCGAAACTAAAATAATTCGCATAAAATCAACGGCTTAAATAGAAAATGCGCTTTCCAGAAACCAGAAAGCGCATTATACTATGCGGCGACCTATAGAGGATGACACAGGTGCCCCCTTGTCAGCTGGGTGCAAGTCCCGGTAGCCGCTCCATTATTCTTCAAACAAAGATGCTTGTTTTGATTTTGCCTTCGGCTTTTTGGCAACGACATATTCTGGCACTTTCACGCCGAGATGCTCTTCAAACCATTCGGCCACCATGCGGCGGTGACACCATTCATCTGGTTGGCTGGGGTCTTTCTCCCAACATAACAGCACAGGCTCATGACCTTTTGCCAGTTCGTGCAGGTGGTCATAAACTTTTTGCGGATTGAGCGGTTTAAGAATCTCGCGAAAATAGCGCTCACGAAATTTTGCTTCACAGCATTTATATTCTTCGCTGTTGAACCATGTGCCTGGGTTTAATGCTCGGTAAAGTCTGTAGCCTTCGCCAAGGTTGCGGGGGAATCCGCGAGAGATGATAATTCGACCGGAACCAGTATAGTTCCAGAAATTGCTGGTTTGCATATTCGTCCTTTTTTTGGTGGTTGTGGTAGTGGCAAAATTATAGCAGGAACAAATTACAAATCCATCAATTTCAGCACCTTAACAATCATTCACCACGGACTCTTTTAAGCAAAACATCGTTGTCATCCTGACTGCTGCGATACTCATAAAGTGGTTGGTCTGGATGCTCTTGTGCAATGATGAGCTGGTCATACGACACATACCGCAATTTCTCATTTCCGCCAGAAGTCACCGAGAAAACTTCACCCGCTTCCAAGTGTTCGCATAGCTCTTTTGCAAACACATTCAGATCGGCATCGACCAGTTCATCTTCTTCCTCATCATGGATGCGAGGGTGAGCAAAAGGGTACATCTCATAACTGCCAAAGCCGACACTACGCTCCGTTTCATTTTCTACCCATACTTCAACATCATCACCGAAGTGATATTTCGCAAACCATTCTTTGAATTTCTCAACGTCTTTGACCTTGAAAAAGTTTGAGCGAAGCGCTCCATACATATCTGCCATAACTCCCCCTATGCCGCTTCATGGTTAGCAAGGGTATGACCTTGAGCTTTCAGATTCCGCAGCCATTGGCTGAGAAATGCACTTTGCCTGTCTAGCTCTTTGGTACGGACGCGGTCATTCTCATCAATGCACTCGCGATAACCAAGGAAATCTTGCATCGCCATTGGCAAAGCCATCTTCTTTTCGAGGTCAAGCCAGATGCGCATATCTGGGTCGGGCACTGAATCACCGTTCTGCTTGTAGTAATGCGCCAGCGCAATATCCAAGCGGTTCGGGCGACGGTCAAGCGCGTCATAGTGTAAATCCATGAAGCCGCCTGCGGTGAGTTTACCTGCATCGCCGGGTTTCATGTTCTCAATGTTCGGTATGAGCGCAACGATGCGTTCATAATTGGCTTTGAATTGTCTGATAGTTGTCATGTTCATGGGTAGCTCCTGTTTCGATTAGTGGATTGTTGCGTTTTCATTGCCGGCAAGGATGCCGAGCCAATTCGTAAGTCGATTATTCATCACGTTGAGAATTTGCTCATTCACGCCTTTTTTAGGTTCGCGTGTGTGCGTCGTGCCTCTGCATTTGAACCAGATGGATTCTGGAATTGCTTTGCGCTCATGCAGATCGAGCTTCACGGTCATCTTGTGGTCTGGCAGCAATTCTTCGCCGTGCCGATAATGAAAGCCTATTTCCAGACGCATCACAGATTGCCCGCGCTGTTTTACTTTGATGATGCCAGTCATCGGGCTGGTTGGAATCGTAATGCAATCCTGAGCCGCACTTTCTGCAACCGCAGGAAATACACTGAGTATTCGTTCGTAATGTTCTTTGTAAATGCACATAGTTTTTGCCTCTTGGTTTGGTGGTTGTGGTAGTAAAATTATTCTAGCTTTTTTGTCTTTTATGTAAAGAAAAATCGGAATAAATAACTATAAATATCAATAGCTTATACACCATTAATCCGCCTTTCTCTTGGCGTTTTTTAACCGCTCTAAAACTGTTTCGTAATTGCGGAGGTGAGCAAAGCTCATCCAGTTGTTGCTTCCACCCGTGTAATCGCGGCGGTGCTTGCAAGAGCGGTAGAGAATTTCAAGGTCACTACCGCAACTTCCTTGCGCTAACTGCACATACAAATCATCGGTATGCAGAGTGACTTCACCGCTTACTGCGATGCCTGCTTTATTGTTTCGCAGATCGAAACTGCCCTTGGCATAACCCAAATCGCAGGCAATTTGCTTTAGCAGTGCTTTGCCGCGGCGGTGGAATTGCTCCTTTGCTTCTGCATCGTATGCGACTGGACGAGAGGCAACTTCAAGGAAGCTGCGCGCGAGTTTGTTTGCGCTTAAGCGGTCAACCTGACTATCAATCCATTTTTTGCAATCTGCCTCTGTATGCGCTTCCCACACACGCTGGCGGATATTGCTCATGTGATAGACGCTGAAATTCTGCGCCTCAAATTGCACGATGCGGTAGCCGCGATATTCCTCCTGAGGGAATTCAAGCACCGTCATATCTTGGTAGTGAGTTATCTGTCCTGGTTTCATAATCTGTTCTCCTGTTAATGTTTCAAATTCAGGCCGCAGTTTTCCACCCGCTGCTTTGGCGGCGGTCACAACGGCTTATTGGTTGGGTGGGTTAGGCTATTTCCAGTCTGGCAAAGACACTTCGATGGTCTTGCCTTCTGGCACTGGCACTTTGCTAATCAGGTAGCCGAGGCGGTTTACCCATCGGCATCCACTGGCAAGAAATGGTGGCTCGCCATCGTTATTATCCATCAGCGTCCAAATGCAGCGCGGGTCTTGCCTGACCACAAATTCATATTCTGCCCCGTAAGTTTCAAACAGGCAGCCGCGCTGATCGGCATCGTTTTCTGAAATATAAACCCAGCCTGCACTGGGGTTGAGATGATTATGCACGAGCGGAAACTGCTCGTTAAATTCATCCTCGTTTAGCTGTATTAATTCCTCTGTCATCGTTGCTCTCCTTTGGTTTGGTTGGTGGTTGTGGTAGTAAAAATATTCTAACTTTAAGATAGTGACCGTCCACAAAAATCGGCAGAAAATCACTATAATTCAGCATATTATTTGCCCTTAAAATTCAAACATAAACTGGGCGGTTTGTTGCGGTGGCGGCATAGCAATTTGCGGTTCTGGCTCTGGTCGTGGTGGCAGCTCAAATGCAGGCAATAGGTTGCCTGATACACCATGCTGTTGCATGAGCTTCCATTGAGGCGTTGAGCGTTTATCCCAATGTTCCATGCGCAACGTGTCGCCATGAATGACAACGCCTGGAAGTTCCAGTGCCGCTAACTGAAAATACGCCATGTTGAAACAGGTGCGGTTTATGTCGATTGCCTGAAACAGCATCGTGCAGCGCGGATCATGTCCTTCATCACGCAGGGCATTTGCCGCCTCAATAATCATCACGCCAGCACCGCAAGCGGGTTCTTGGAGGGTCACATAGCCTTTTGCCTTAATCAGCTCTCCTATGCCGCTCATTTGCATTTTCGCCATCATGCGGCTGATATTGCTGGGCGAGAAAAACTCGCCATTGTGTTTATTGCTTATTTCCAGCTGCATATACTGCTCGCCAAGGAAATCTTCCTGCGTACTGCGCAGCGCAATCACCGAGATGCCGTAAAGGGCAACTATCTGGTCAATTTCCTCTCGGTTATATTTCTTAATGGTCGAAAGATAGAGCTCTTCGATACGCTCATAATCTTCGTCTTTCTCCAGCAAGCCCAAATGATAGGGTTGCTGGTGGATTGTGCAGGCAGCAATTTCAATAAAATCACGAAATGCGTCATGCCAATTACGGCGATAACATAATCGGTCAAAGGACGTGCGAAAGGCTTTGCCGCTGTCGGCAATGGGTTTACTCATAAAAACTCCGCTGGTTATTGCGCTTCTAAAAAATCAAGTCATAATGCGTCCACGGCCTCCTTATGGGAGGTTGTGGTAGTGCGCTTTGGGGTGGTACTCTGGCGCCGATGACGGAGGGTGTTAAAACCCTCCGTCATTTAATGATTACGCCATGCCTTTCGGCAGCCACGTTTTCAGCTTGGCTTGTTGCTCCGGCGCAAACTGCGGCTGGTCAGGATTGGCAAAAGCGCCATGCAGCATTGCAACCACATCACCTTTCGGCTTTTTGCCTTGTTCCTTTGCCCATGCTTCACCAAAAATGTACTCGCCGATTTCCAGCACATCCTTTTTGGTCACGCGGTCAAAGAAGTTGGTTTGGCTCGGCCGCCAATGCTTCGCCACATCAATATCCAAGCGTTTGAACACCGCTTCGGCAACTGGCGAAGGCTTCTCCTCGATGGACAGCTGCGGCATGAGCGAGCGGGAAACACAAGCGGCGAATAGCCGTTGTTTCACTTCCAAGGACAGTTCGCAGAAGGCTTTGAATTTCTCGCCTTCGTCTTTGATGTTCATCCATGCAAGCGGCAAGCTGGCAAAGAGTTTTTCTTCTTCACTGTGCAATGCCGTGCCTGTTTCATCCTCAGACACCATGAGATGCGGGAAGTGATAGTTTTCTGGCTTCACCCGCAGCCAATCCTTGCCGTAGTAGTAGCTATGAGCGGAATTGAGGCTGCGCAGGCACATCATGTAAACCGTTGCATCAAACGCCACCTCAAAGTTCTGCGCCATATACGGACGCTCGACCTGCAGGCGATAGTTTTTCAAGCGGTCAACAAGTGCCTGGCTATAGGGCATCGTATGCTTGGCAGTATTGCTGACGCTTGCACCTTCGGTGTTGTTGGCAGACTTGGCAGCGGCTTTTTTATCATCGGGATGAATCATTCCCTCCAAGATTTCTACCGTGCCATTATGCTGAATGGTGATGACACAGCCCGACGAAGCACGCTCTTCTTCGGTAAAGCCTGAATATTCTGCCAATTTCGCTTCAAGCACTTCTTGCTCCTTACGGAGTGCGTCAGCTGCATCGTCGTCATAATCCTCGGCTGCATCCATTTCCTCCATTTTGCCTTCCAGCACTTCTTGCTGTTTCAGCAATTTCTTTGGAATCTCGCCAATCTGGTGTGGATGAAAGCGACCATACTGCTGCTTATCCTCCCAACCAAATTCGAGGCGGATTTCAACCCATTTCCACTTTTCTTTAAGCGGCGCGGCCACTTTATTGAGCTTTTCTTCTGCAAGCTCGTGAAGCAATGACAGATCTTCGAGATAGAAGGAATCGCGCTCACCAAATAAATCAGTGCGGAATGCACCGCCTGCCAATTTATAGGTGTCGAGCCCGACAAATTTTGCCAGCTTGTCATCACCGCGCACCATCGTTTCCGTGAGTGCGCTGCGGATTGTGTTTGGCTGTCTGATTTGCCAGCTGTCTTTGAATTGCTTGAACACATCTTCTTGCTTGGCGTGGTCATCTGTAATGGTAAATGCCATCAGGCTTTCCAGCGATAATTCCTCATTGCGGTATGCCTTCATTAGTTTGGGCGACACACGACCAAGTTTTAAGCGCTGCTCTACGGTGATTTCAGCAACGCCAAACCTCGCAGCAATGTCAGCGATAGACATTTCATTCGACAGCTTTGCCCATGCTTCAAACTGATCGGCTGGGTGCATCTGTGAGCGCACAACGTTTTCGGCAAGGCTGATTTCCTCAGCCTTATCTTCTTCGACAATTTGGCAGTTCACGGCATGGGTTTTCGGCAGCTTTCCTTGCTTCTGCAATAAGTGCAGCGCAGTTAAGCGGCGACCACCCGCAACGACTTCAAATTTATTTTTCTCTTTCGTTTTGATGACGATGAGATTTTCCAGCAAGCCATGCGCGGCGATGCTTGAAGTGAGTTCATCCAAACCCTTCTTCGTGTCAGTTTTCCTGACGTTGAAGTGCTTGGAAACACTAAGGTTACTTAACTGAATTGTTTGCATTTTGTTCTCCTTGGTTTTGGTTGTGGTAGTTGGCAATAGTGCCAATAAAAATCCTATCCTAGTAACCTTGACCGTCCACAAAATTCGACCTGCAAACAAAAATAATATTCAACGATAACATAAGGTTGCAAGGTTACCATGTTCTACGGAGCCGTCCCTACAGAGTGCATCGAGCAGGTGTTCCGCATCATTGATTTCAGCACATGGCAAAAAGCCTATGTGTGCTGCTCTGGCAGCTTCCGCATCGAGCGCGCGCTGAAAACAAAATTTCCGCATCTGCAAGTCATCAGTAATGACGTGAGCCTGTATTCTTCGGCAGTTGGCTATCTGGCCTGCAACAAAGAATTCAACATCATGTTTGAAGGTGACCTGTCATTTATTCAGGAGCGGCCTGACGTAAACAGCTTCTTTGAAAAGACAGCGGCACTACTGGTTGCCTGCGACATGGCGCGGTACGGCGGGCGCAAAAATGAATATAACCGCAAGCACTTCGATTACTACGTCGAAAACTTTGAGTATTTTTTCAACAAGGCTAAAGACCGCCTTGACCGCACCATTCCTGAAATGCCACTGCAAGGCTATTTCGCTGGCGATTGGCGTACCCACGTCAAACACGCCATCGAGGAAGGCGCTGGCATCCTGGCATTCCCGCCTTTCTTCAAGGGCGATTACGAAAGCCAGTTCAAATTTATCGACAACAACATCCATTGGCCTGCGCCGGACTATGACCTCTACGAGCCGAAAATGCTGGGCAAGATTATTGATGAGGTTGACGCTTCCGGCGTAAATTACTGCATCCTATCCGATCAGCTCTTTGAACATCGCAAGCCAGTGCTGGAATATGTGACTGGGCGCAAAGTGCCGCATTACTGCTACGCTCGCACCGATAAATCCAGCGTGCGCCATATCTACAAAGCACCAGAGCCATTTGCATATGACCCCATAACCCCAGCCAAGCTGACTGCCAAAAGTGAGGTTCAGGTTGTTCTTGCTGAGAGCCGCCACATGGATTTCATCAAAGACATCTACCTGCAAAAAACCATCATCCACACAAGCGGCGTGGCTAACTTTCTAATCTTCATCGATAAAATGTTGGTCGGCGGCATCATTTATTCCCTGCCGAAATTTCCAACTTTCGGACACAACACGATTTACCTGCTGTCGGATGTGACAATCAGCCGCGATGCAAAACTTTCCAAACTCATTGCCAAGCTCGCCACATCCAAAACACTGCTTTCGCTGGTCAGCAAAAAGCTCATAAGCCGAGTTGATTATGTGGTGACCACCGCACGGACGCATAACCCCGTTTCTATGAAATATCGGGGCATTTACGAAATGCTGAACCGACGTGAAGCTGACGACCCTGCGGAAGGGAACATCATTAACTACGGCTCTGCCATGCGCGACGAAACTCCGCAAGAAATGTACTCCGCGTGGTACTGGCCTAACTATGGGAAAAAATATGTCGAGCAAAAACAAAAATACAAGTGAACAGCCTGAGGCTACCGAGGTTGCGGTTATCTCTATTCCAACGGAAATCCGCAAATACCGCTTCATCGAGCCTGAGCAAATTGCTTTCCCTGTGCCAGAAGCGGATGCAAGCCCAGACGATAGTGCTGTGCAGATCACCATCTGCTTTTCGGAAGTGCCAGTTGCGCTGCTTTCCACTTTGAGCGCAGAGGACAATGCACGGTTTATGACCGCCGACCAGATGCGCAGGCTTTCTGGCAACATCAAGAAAGACGGCGGCGCAACAAGCGCTGTGCTGGTCTATCCTGACCATGAAGCCAAAAAGCTCGTGGTGCTTTCTGGCAATCACCGCGTCGAAGCCGCAGTGCTGGCGGGCGAAGTCACCATGCCTGTCATGGTCGTGCAGTGCTACCTGACACCAGAGCGCAGACTTGCATTGCAGCTTTCGCATAATGCCATCACTGGGCAGGATGACCCAAACATCCTCGGCAAGCTCTATGAAACGCTGACGATGGAATACAAAGCCTATTCTGGCTTAACGGATGATTCATTCAATCTGCTGGAAAAACTGAATATCGACAGCCTTGCGATCGGCACACCGCAGTATGAAGAAATCGTGCTGCAATTCCTTCCGCAGGAAAAAGAAGCGTTCATGGCGTATCTGGAACGCTTGGGCAAACCTAACGAAAAGAAAACCTATCTGCTGGCTGCGTATGATGATTATGCGCGGCTTTTTGAAACCATCGTTGCTGTCAAAGAATTCAAAAACGTTTTCAATAATGCCGTTGCCATCCGCGAGCTGGCTGACCTGGCAATGGAACGTCTTGAGCAACTGAAGGCACAAGCTCCGGCAGAGGCAACCGAGGAAACTGCCGACAATGCCAAAGAAACGGAAATTCACACAGGCTGAGATTGAGCAAGCACTTCGCGATTCTGCGGGCTTGCAATATCTTGCTGCTAATAAGCTGCGTTGCGCGCCAAGCACGGTTACCAATTACGTCAAGGCAAACAAGCGCCTGCAACGGGTAGTCGAGGAATGCGAAGCGTCACGCATCGACTTGGCAGAGGGCAAACTTGCAGAGAAAATTGGTGAAGGCGATCTGACCGCCATCATTTTCTTTCTTAAAACCAAGGGCAAAAACCGAGGATACACCGAGCGTCAGGAGTTCTCAGGTGCAAATGGCGAATCGCTCAAGTTCGTAATCGAAGCCCCAGCCGCAATCGAGAATGATGACGCATGGGAAGCAAAATTCAAACCAAAGAGCGTGTAAAAAACCACATAACAATCTGGCGTCCTCAGCCTGGGCCGCAAGAAGCCTTGGTTTCTTGTGAGATTTATGAAGTCTTTTATGGCGGCGCGCGCGGCGGCGGCAAAACCGACGGAATGCTCGGTGACTTTGCTATCCATGCAAGCCGTTACGGACAATATGCGCGTGGGGTTTTCTTCCGTCGCACTTACAAACAACTCGAAGAAGTCCAGTTCCGCGCACAGCAAATTTTCCCTAAAGTTGGCGCATTATGGCTTAAGGGTGACCAGCTCTGGTTATTTCCAAACGGCGCGACCTTAAAACTGCGCCATCTCTGGGATGAGAAAGACGCTGAAAACTATCAAGGTCACAGCTACACTTGGATTTGCATCGAGGAAGTGACCAACTGGCCGACACCAGCAGCCATTGACCGCATCCGCGCTACGTTGCGTTCTGCTCACGGCGTAAAAGTTAAATTGCGACTGACAGGCAACCCCGGCGGTGCAGGACATAACTGGGTAAAACAACGCTACATCACTCCGGCGCCATCAGGTTACACGCGGATTATCGACCCCGTTAGTGGCGAAACACGTGTATTCATTCCCGCAAAGCTCGAAGACAATCCTGCTTTGATGGAAAAAGACCCTGGGTATGAACGCCGTCTTTTACAGGCGGGATCTGCCGCATTGATTAAAGCATGGCGTTTTGGAATCTGGGACATTGTAGCCGGTGGCTTCTTTGATGATGTTTGGAGCCCTGCAAAGCAAATCCTTACTCCATTCAAGATTCCTGCAAGCTGGCGTATGCGCCGCTCTTTCGACTGGGGTTCGGCAAAACCATCCTCGCTTGGCTTATGGGCGGAAAGCGACGGAAGCCTTGTTGAAAATCTCAACATACATTTCCCTCGCGGTTCGCTTATCCGAGTGGGTGAGTGGTACACCGTTGCAAAAGACACGCAAGGTTATGTCAAGCCCGACACTGGCTTAAACCTTAATAACAAACAGGTTGGCGTTGGCATCGTCAGCCGCAGTCAGGGCTATAACTGGCGCAGCTGCGTAGCTGATCCATCCATCTTTATCAAAGCTGGTGGGCCTAGCATCTATGACCAGCTGCGTGAAGGCGCACGTGATGCCGGCGGGATGATTACATTTTCCAAAGCTGACAACAATCGTGTTGCTGGCTGGCAGAAGATGCGCGGCATGATGGAAGCTAGCTTTAAGGATGTTCCAGAAAGTGCGGGCTTATGGGTTTTTGAAAACTGTGTTGACTGGATACGCACAGTGCCAGTTTTGCAGCGTGACAGCAAAAACCCTGATGACGTGGACACCGACTCGGAAGACCACGCAGCAGACGAAACTCGCTACGCCATAATGGGCGGCGGCGAAAAACAAACCAGTAACGAATTCAGGTTATAATTTCATGCCTAAGAAACCAACCATTGATACGCCTTCAAAAGCATATCTGAATATGCTGAGTGACCTTGAGCTGGTCACTACGCTTATGGGTGGCACGGAAGCTATGCGTGAAGCTGGGCAAAAATATCTTCCGCGTGAACCCAAAGAAAGCGTCGCTGCATATCGCAATCGTTTGTCGCGTTCGGTTCTCTACAATGCTTTTGCGGATACGGTGCAAAAGCTAGTTGGGAAGCCATTTTCAAAGCCTGTGAATTTGCTCGAAGACACCCCAGAACAAATCAAAGAATGGAGCAAAGACATCGACCTTTGCGGCAGCAATGTCACCACTTTTTGCCGTGAAATCTTTGAATATGGCTTGACCGATGGACTCGTTCATCTGCTTGTCGATCATCCACGCAATGACGGTGAAAAGACACTGGCAGATGAGCAGAGCCTAAAGACACGCCCTTATATTGTGCCTGTTCGTGCCGCTGATTTAATCGGTTGGCGGTCAGAATTGATTAATGGTGTGCGCACGCTTACACAGGTGCGCTTTCGTGAAAACAGCACGGAGGCTGACGGAGAATGGGGCGAAAAATGCATCCAGCGCATTCGAGTTCTTTATCCTGACCGTTTTGAGCTTTATGAGCTGCAAAAGAAAGAATGGGTCATTGTTGACCAAGGCTTAATCTCGCTTGGGCGCATTCCTCTCGTGACTTTTTACACTGGCAAAACTGGCTATATGGAAGCCAAGCCGCCATTATTGGATTTGGCACATCTCAACGTTTTGCACTGGCAGTCCTCATCCGACCAAGAACATATCCTGCATTTCATTCGTTTCCCTCTATTGCACGGCGCAGGTTTCTCTCAAGACCAGAAGGACATCGAAATCGGTCCTAACCGCATGATTATGTCGGAAGACCCGCAGTCAAAACTTACCTTTGTCGAACATACAGGTGCAGCCGTTGATAGTGGCCGGCAATCAATCCGCGACCTTGAAGAAAAAATGGATGCAATGGGTGGGCAGTTACTCATGCAGCGTTCTGGTGGCACAACGGCAACCGCTGCATCGCTGGATACCGCCAAATCCCATTCCGCACTGCAAGACATGGTGCGCCGCCTAGAGAATGCTATGCAACAGGCATTTATGCTTATGGCTCTCTGGTCGAAATTGCCAGCTGAAGCGGTGGGCGGAGTCAATATCAACGAAGATTTCGGGCTATCTCTGATTTCCGGCAAAGACGAAGACACGCTTCTAAAATCACGGCTGTCTGGTGAACTTTCTCGTGAATCATATCTCACTGAACTTAAACGCCGCAATGTTTTGCGTAACGAGCTTGATATTGAAGAAGAAATTGACCGCATTGAAACCGAAGGCAGAACTGATCCGCCAATCAACAACTCATCAGCCACAGCATAATCATGCAAAACATCAATGAAGCCCTCTTTCATGCCGGTGTGCAGCATCAAATTTACCTGCAACGTTATTCAACTCAGGTGGTGCGAGAGATGCAGGACTTGCTTAATCAAAGCGAGCTCGACATCATTGCCAAACTTTCGCGCGCGGATCTGACTGAATTTGCACAACGTCGTTTGCGGATGATGCTTGATGAGGTTCTAAAACTCAGTAACGAAACCTACAAAATCCTTCAAGAACGCCTGAATAACAAGCTGGCTGATACAGCTCATTACGAATCAGATTTTAACGCTAACCTTATTGAAAAACTGCTTCCCGTTGAGATTACGCTTATCCGTCCAGCAATAGAAACTCTCTCTGCGTTAGTGACAAGTAAGCCAATGCAAGGGCGTTTCATAGCTGACGAGGTAAAAGACCTGGATGCTGCAAGTGTGAAGCGCATTGAGCAGGCAATCCGTATTGGCGTTATCGAGGGTGAAACCACGCCTGACATCATCCGTCGCATTCGCGGCAGCAAAGCACTGAATTACAAAGATGGCATCCTGCAACGCTCGCGTGATGATGTAGAAAGGCTGGTACGCACATCCATCACACATATCACCGCACGCGCACGCGATGAACTCTATTGTGCCAATGAATCGGTCGTTAAAGCATGGCGTTTTACCGCAACACTTGATCGACGCACTACCGTGATATGTGCTTCGCTTGATGGTCAGGTGTTCGACCTGAGTACGGGCCCGATGCCGCCACGTCATCCAAATTGCCGTTCATCTTCAACACCAATTCTGAAATCATGGCAGGAGCTGGGCATTGATGCCAAGGAGCTTACTGAAAGCACCCGCGCATCAATGGATGGGCAAGTGCCAGAAACTCTCACTTATCAGGATTGGCTTAAAAAACAGTCGAAAGATGTGGTCGAAGACGTGCTAGGAAAAACCAAGGCAAAGCTCTTTAATGAAGGCGGGCTGACGCTTGACCGCTTCGTGGATTTCAAGGGTGAGGTTTACACGCTCGACGAATTACGAAAACATGAAAAAAACGCCTTTGCAAAGTTGCAATAAATTGTCCATCCGCTATAATATGCGGATATGGAAAATGGAAAAAATATCAAAAGATTTTCAGTTATCGAGGGCGGTCAAAGTCCTAGAGCTGAGTTGCAAGCAGGTGATGACGAAAGAGTTACCTGTCATGTGTGCATGAGGTTTGAAGGTGTTGATACCATAGAGTTTATACCAGTGCATACCAAGGTCATGCGTAAAGATAATGAGTTGAAACCAGTCATTACCAGAATGCTATGCGTGAGCTGTCTGCAAAAAGGCAGAAAGACATACATCACATAAGCTGATTATCAGCACCGAGATAAAAAGCCGCTTCGGATTTCCGAGCGGCTTTTTTGTTGCGCGTTTCTAGCGGGAAGCTGGGGCGCGCTTTTTCAACGGCGAGAGGCCACAACCAAAGGAGACCCCATGCAAAACCTACCCTTAAACACTGACAATCTTGACGCAATTCCTGAAGAGTCGCGAAAGCTCTATCACAAAACCGATGATGGCAAATATGCCGTTAACCCAACAGAACTGCTTGCTGCATTGACCGCTAAGGACAAGGCACTTGCCAGTGAGCGCAAAATCCGCAGCGATTTTGAAACCAAATACACCAAGTCGGCAAAAGAGCTGGAAAGCATCGACAAGGACAAATACGGCAAACTGCTCGAAAAAGAGAAAGAGTGGGAAACCGAAAAAGAGCAGCGTGAGCGCGAGACTTTAGAAGCAAAAGGCAGATACGAGGAAGCTCTTGAAAAAGCCAAAGGCAATTTCTCCAAAGAACTCACCGACCTCAAAGCCGACTTTGAAAAGAAACTCAAAAAATCTACTGAGGCTGTCGAGCGTTCTGAAAGCGACAAGAAAAATTATATCCTCGACGACAAAATCCGTCGCGCCGTTATGAAGGCTGGCGTTTTTGCTGATGACGTGGATGACGTGCTGACGCTTACACGTGGTCGTTTTGCCCTCGACGATAATTTCAACGTCGTTGTCAAAGATGACAGCGGCAATGCTTCCGATCTCACCGTTGACGCATTCTTTGGTGAAAACTTCAAGAAGCAAAAGCCTAAATTTTACCAAGGCACAAATGCTTCTGGCAGCGGTTCGCCCGCTGGTAAAGGTAACCGTTCACCTGCGAATAATTCAGGTGAACTGACCTCTATCCAGAAAATCCAGTTGGGCTTGCAGAAAAAGTAGCCCGACTTCCAACCAGTTTTTTGAAGGCGTGTTCCCGTGACGGGACGCGCCTTTTTTATTGCCTGATTTCGGCGGCGGGTGAGCCAAAGCCGAACGTGCAGAAAAATCGTCCTATCCGCGGGGGAGCCAACGAGGGAACGCAATCTCAACTTTAACCTTAATCAATGGAGAACCCTTATGGCTTCTGTAACTCTCGCGGAAAGTGCGAAACTTTCCCTTAATATGTTGGTGGCTGGCGTGATTGAAAACGTCATTACCATCAACCGCTTCTACCAGCTCCTGCCTTTCACTGAAATCGAAGGCAATGCGCTGGCCTATAACCGTGAAAACGCCCTTGGCGACGTTCAATATGGCGGCGTCGGCGGCACAATCACTGCGAAAGCAGCGGCTACCTTCACGGCGGTAACTTCTAGCCTCACCACTATTCTCGGTGATGCGGAAGTCAACGGTCTGATTCAAGCCACCCGTTCCAACGTCAATGACCAAAAGGCAATTCAGGTTGCGTCTAAAGCAAAATCGCTAGGACGCAAATACCAGGATGGCATGATTAACGGCGATGGTACGGCTGATAGTTTCCAAGGCTTACTGAGCCTTGTTGACCCGACTCAGACTATCACGGCCAACGCAGGTGCCGGCAATGGTGACGTCGTTACCTTCGCTTATCTCGATCAGCTGATTGACCTGGTGACGGATAAGGACGGTCAGGTCGATTATATCCTGATGCACGCTCGTACTTTGCGTTCCTATCTCGCGCTTCTGCGCGCGCTGGGTGGCAACAGTGCGTCGGATATTATGACGCTTCCTAACGGTGAGCAAGTTCCTGCCTACCGTAACATTCCTATCTTCCGCAATGACTACATCCCTATCAACCAGACGCAAGGCACTAGCACTGCTTGTACTACGGTCTTTGCCGGCACTCTGGATGATGGCTCGATGAGTCATGGCATCGCTGGCCTTACCGCCACGAATGAAGCGGCAGGTATGCAGGTCGAGGAAGTGGGTATTTCCGAAACCAAGGACGAAACCATCACCCGCGTCAAATGGTACTGCGGGCTTGCTCTGTTTTCGCTCAAAGGTTTGGCCGCACTCAAAGGCGTCACCAACTAACCCATCACTACCAAGGCGGGAGCTCAAAACTCCCGCCTTTCTTTTAACCAAAACCAATAGGAGAAACTATGTCTAACGAATCAAACGTGAAATTCACAACCTTCGGACCCAATCGGGGGTTATCCCTTAAAATCGGCAACTTTCAATTTGCCGATGGTGCTTGCGAAGTTGCAGCCAATGAAGCAACTGCCGCTGCAAGTATTCTGTGCCGTTATCATGACGTTTGCTATGCGCATGAGCTTGAGCAAAAAGTTGCTGAGTATGACACCGCACGAGAAAATCGCCTTGCTGCAACAGGTGAATTTCCTCCAGCCACCAAACTTGATGAATCTGCAAAATCTGTGCCTGAACCAGAAAAACATCCAGAAAAACAGCCAGAACCTCAAGCGGAACCAAGTGCAGAACCTCAATCGCAAACTGGCGAAGAACAACCTGCAACTGACGCACCACAAGAAGCGCCCGCGCAGCAAGAGGAAGCACCGCAAGGCGAAAGCAAACCAGACGCCGAAGCCAAGAAAGCGCAGGGCAGCGGCAAGAAAAACTCTGGCAAGCAGAACCAACAATAACCCTAACCAATAATGGAGGCAGTCATGCTGCAAGGCTTCAAAACCGTCATCTTTAACATTGTTGCCCTAATTGCGGCATGGCTTGCCACCAATTACGGCATCACCATCGCGCCTGAGGAACAGGCGGCAATTGCCGTCACCCTCGTGACGATCGGCAACATCATCCTGCGGATTTTTACCAAATCCGCGATTTTCAAAAAACATGACCAATGAGGAATCTATGAAAAACATTATCGCTTTCGTTCTCGTTGCCTTTCTAACCGCCTGTAATGCGGTGCAAGGCGACACTCCGCTGCAACGTTATTATGGCTTGCAGACGGACTACCGCACCATCCAAAAAGTGGCTGTCACTTACAAAAATGGATGTGCAAAAACCGCTCAAGAGCATCCATGCCATAAAGACGTAACCAACATTCAGGCTATCTCACGCCGAGTGCAAGGCACGTTCGATGCGGCAGAAACTGCACGGCTAATGGGCATCAATGCTGATTTTGCGACCAGTGTTGCCATTGCAGGCACAGCACTTGGCGAACTCTCAACCTATCTTCAACACACACCGGAGGTGAAATAATCCGCTATGGCATTATCCCCAAAACAAACCCAACTTTTCCTCGAACTCCTTGATCGAGTGGTTCTGCTTTTACCAGCATTACCAGAGCTGAAAGCGTCTTTTACTGACACCAACAGCCTGTTCAAAACTCTGCTTAAAGAAGGTCGTGACCCCACCGATGAAGAGCTGAATGCAATCCGCGACGAGAATAACGCGCTCTACGAACAGCTCCAATCTTCTTAACCGTTTTACCTCCCCCCTGACTTTGCGCCCTAGTTGCTCACGCGGCTGGGGCGCAACTTTTTAAGATAACCAACAAAGGATTTCAGCATGGCTCTAGTCGTCGAAGACGGAACCGGCATAAATAACGCAAATGCCTATGTGTCGGTAGCAGAAGCCGATGCTTATTTTACTGCGCGAAACATTACCAGCTGGGTAACGCGCAATACTCCTGACAAGGAAAAAGGCATCCTTTATGCCACCTCATTTCTGGACAGCCAGTTTTACTGGTATGGTCATATCAAGCGTAGCGAGCAAGCCTTAGGCTGGCCGCGAATCCTTGTCTATGACACCGAGGGACGTTCATTAAATAGTGGCGCAGTGCCGCAGCGCGTTAAAGATGCCGCCTGCGAACTGGCCTTAGAAGCTCTCGATAAGCCGCTGTCGCCTTCATTGGCACGTGGCGGAGCAATCAAGCGTCAGCGCGTTTCATCTCTTGAAATAGAATACTTCGAGAAAGCGAGCTCGGATCGGACATTCCCGATTGTTCGCCAGATTTTGCGCGGACTTTACAAAGATTCACCTACAGCGGAGCTATTCAGAGCATGACTTTTGAAACAGATTTTCTGGGCTTTGCCCGTGACAGCATCGAAACATACGGCGCGGCCGTAACACTTCGCAAGCCTGGCACAGAAACCTATGACACCACCACAGGCAATCTTATCCAGCCAAACACAGAATACAATGTCCGTGGGCTGATTGAGGATTACTCAGAATTTCACGTTAGCCAAGGATTAGTGAAAGCTGGTGACCGCCGTATCATCCTTGCCGCAGGCAGTTTGTCCGTTACCCCAGCACCGGGCGATACCATCCTATTTGCAGGGCAGTCATTTATTATCATCGGAGTGCATAGCGAATATGCCGCCGATACGCCAATCATCCACACATTACAGGTTCGCAATTAACCATGTCCAGCAACATAAATGATTTTGATAAAAACCTGAGTATCTTCGCGCAGGTCAAAGTGCCTGATGACCATAGCAATATGGTTAAGAAAGTGGCGATGCAGGCATTGAGCGGCGTGGTGAACAAAACACCTGTGGATACTGGACGCGCGCGCAGCAACTGGATGACCGCAGTAAACACCGTGCCATCCGATACCATCGAATTAAGCGCCAATCTCTCGCGTGAACAAGCGGCAGCTGAATCAATCAATCGCGGCGTAAGCGTCATTGATGAGGCAAAGCCGTTTTCCTCTATCAGTATCGCCAACAACCTGCCGTATATCGGCGTTCTGGAATATGGCGGTAGCAACCAAGCACCTGAAGGCATGGTGCGCACAACCCTTGCTGAAATTGAAGCCGCTTTCAAATGAGTTACGACACACAACGCAATGCTATCCAGACCAGATTTAAGACGCAGTGGCAGGCATCATATCCAACGATTCCTATCGTGTATGATAACCTGCGTGCTGAAAAAGCCCCAAATGGCTATGTGGCTCTCAGTATCTTAAACGGCGCATCTGCCCTTCGCGGCATGGGTGCGCAGCGTCTATTCCGCTATCCCGGTGTCATCAGCGTGGATATTTTTATTCCCGCTGAGAACGGCACAAAACTTCTCGACCAATATGCTGACGCAATTGAAGGCATTTTTCGAGCGCAAAGTTTTAGCGGCATCCTTTGCCGTTCCGTCGATCGGCGGGATTTAGGCAAGCAGGATAATTTTTGGCGGGTGAACGTTTCTTTTCCGTTCACGCGTGATGAACTGCATTAGCCGAAACTGACCAACCACATGAAAGCCGCATCCTGCGAGGGGCGCGGCTTTTTTGTTGCCTAACCCTTAACCTAACGGAGAAACCCTATGCCTATTGCAGATACCGCCCGTTCCCAGCTTTACTACTCAGAAGAAGTAACCTGGGGCGTAACACCAGCCATTGCCCTCAAAGCTATGCGCTATACTGGTGAAACCTTAAATTACAGCATCGATACCACACAGTCGAAAGAGATTCGTGCTGACCGCCAAATCACGGATCTGATTCGCACAGACGTTGAACCAAGCGGTAACGTGAATTTTGAGCTTTCATACGGTGCGCCGGATGATTTGCTCCAAGGTGCGCTGTTCAATGCTTGGCTCACTGCGGTGAACATGACAGGAGCAACTTTTGCGGCTGTTAGCGGAGCACCCGATAGCTTCACGGATTCTGGAAACGGATTCATCACCGCAGGCATTAAGGCTGGTCAGTGGATTAAATCTTCTGGCTTCACCAATCCTGCCAATAATGGCTTTTTCCAAGTTCTGACTGTTGCTGCCGGCACAATCACCGTCAAAGGTGAAACTGCGCTCGTAAACGAATCCGCAGCAGCTGGTCGTACTTTCAAAGGGCAAACCCTACGTAACGGCACAACTTCAAAGAGCTATTCGCTGGAATTGGCATTTGCCGATGTGACGAAGTTCAAGTCCTTCACTGGGATGCGTGTCAACACACTGGCATTGAACCTTTCTGTCGGAGAAATCCTCACAGGTGTGCTTGGCTTCCTTGGCAAAGGCGCGGTTCTCGGTTCTGCAACTATCGGCACTGGTGGACCAACGGCAGCACCGACCAATGACGTGCTAAATGCGGTCAGCAACGTTGCTTATATCGGCGAAGGACAAGCCTTGTTTGCAGGCAAGCTCAAGGAATTCTCGCTGAACCTCAACAACAACCTCCGCCAGCAAAAAGCTGTCGGCACACTCGGTAACGTCGGCATCGGCACTGGCCGTGCTGTCGTAACTGGCAAACTGCAAGCCTATTTTGAAGGGGCGGCAAACGACCTCTACACAAAATATCTGGCAGGCACTGAAACCTCGCTGTCATTCCGCATCACGGATGCTGCGAACAACGCTTACATCATCACCATGCCACGTGTGAAGCTCACCAAAGGCGAGCTGACCGCAGGCGCGGCTGACCAAGATGTAATGGCAGAGCTGGATTTCCAAGCACTGCGTCATCCTACCTACGACTTCACCATCCAAATTGACCGCGCCTTCTAATCAAGCGCGACCAATAACTTAACCAACAACGGAGAAAACCATGACCGATATTCGTAAACTCTATGCCACTGATACTACCAAGGAAAATGAAGGCGTCTGGTCGCAAAACCTTGGCGGCGGTATGCGCCTCAAAATTGCGCGTCTGAAAAACCCACACTTCCGCAAGCTCTACCAGAAACTTACCAAACCGTTTGAGCGGCAAATCCGCAATAAAACGCTGGATGAAACTACGGAAAATTCAATCCTTGCACAGTGCTTGGCAAAGACAGTTTTACTCGGCTGGGAAAATTTCGTGCTGGACGGCGAAACGTTGGAATACAGCGAAACCAACGCGCTGAAAGTGCTGTCTGATATTACCCTGACAGATTTCCGTGACCTTGTAGTGGATTTGGCAAGCGATGCTGAATTGTTCCGCCAAGAGCATCTTGAGGACGCGGAAAAAAACTCATCGACTGGGTCGAATGGAACGTTGAGTGGGGAGAACACCTCAAATTCCTCCGATTCATAGAAGAAAAAGACGGTGTAACGCCTTCGGCTCTCGCAAAAGAGCCGGAGGTGTTCACTGATCTTATCGACGTGCGGGATGCGTTCGTTGTCCTTTCTCCCAGCAGGCCGTTTGGCTTTGGTGTGGGCTGCATACCGCTGTCAGAAATCGAATCTTTTATACGGCTTTACGAAGTCGATGACATTGACCGTTTCCTGCGTCTTATCCGCGCGATGGACACGGCCTATGTCGAGAAAATCAACCAACGCAACGAGCGTAAAAATAAGGCATAAACCCCGTGGAAAGCAGGCTTGTTGTCACCATTGACGGGCGTGGCGCACAAACTGGCGCGCGCGACGTAAACACTGCGGTAGATTCCGTGCGCCGTAATGCGCGGGATATGACGCAGCAGCTTGATAGCAGCTTCGGTCGCTTAAAGCAGAGTCTGTTTTCCGTTCAAGGAGCGATTGCTGGCATCGGTATTGGTGACTTCGTGCGCCGCTCTATCCAATCCTTCGTTGAATTTGAACGTGGGATGGCAAACGTGGGTAAAACCACGGACATCGCAGGGAAACAACTGCAAGACCTCGGCAAGCAAATCATCGATATGAGTAAGCGCATCCCCGTTGCTCGCAGTGAATTGCTCAATATCGCAGCTTCTGCTGGTCAGCTTGGTGTCGAGGGTAGTGCCAATATCCTCAAATTCACGGAAACCATTGCTAGACTTGGCTTTGCCAGTAATCTTTCTGGTGATGAAGCGGCAACTATCCTTGCCCGCGTTATAAACGTGGCGGGCGAATCCATTGATACGGTGGATAAGCTGGCATCGAGCATCGTCTATCTCGGACGAACTTCTGCGGCTTCGGAATCTGAAATCGCCAAAATGGTTATCGAGCTGTCTAAAGGCACGGCGCAATTCAAGGTAACCAGTGCAAATCTCGTTGGTTTGGGCACAGCAATGCGTGAATTAGGACAGCAGCCAGAGCTTGCTCGTTCTAGTATTCTGCGCACATTTCTTGAGCTGAAAAGCGCAACTGACACTGGCGGCGAAAGCCTAAAAACCCTTGCTATGCTGACCGGCATGACAGGTGAACAGTTCAAAAAAACCTTTCAGCAAGATGCTTTTAGCGCATTCATGGCATTTATCGGTGGGCTGAAAAGCGTCATTGAACAAGGCGGCAATGCGGAACAAGTGCTGGCAAGCCTTGGCTTAAACGGTACGGAAATCAATGCGGTTCTGCCGCTTCTGGCAGTAAACTATGACCGCGTGACCGAGCGCGTTCAGCAGGCCAACAAAGCCTATCAGGAAAATGCTGACCTCAACAAAGTATCGCAAAAAGCCTTTGAGACCACGGCGGGGAAAATCCAACTCCTGAAAAATGCCTTTGACGAATTACTCCGCAAAGTTGGCGCAGAAGCTGCGCCTGCCTTCAATAATTTGCTGGATAAGTTGATTGCATTTTCCAGCAGTGAGGCGGCTATTGTTTTCGGCAAAGCTCTCGGCGCGGTATTGCAATTCATTGCTGATAATGCCGACTTGCTGGCGATTGCGCTGGCTGGCCTGGCAATCAATCGCACCATCGGTTTATTCGTTACTCTCGGCAAAGTGGGCATGGACGTTGTCCGTGTCCTGCGGATCGGCATGATAGAAGCTATCGCCAATGCAGCCGCCAACACACAGGCAGCTCGTGCAATGGTGGCATCGCAAGCAGCGGCTAATCTTTACGTCGGCACAGCAGGACGTGCTGCGGCGGCTACTGGCAGTCTTTCCCTTGCTGCTCGTGCTGGCGCCGTAGGCACTTATTTGCTCAATGCCGCACTTGGCTTGCTGGGCATCAATGGGCCAGCGGTGGCTTCTGGCTTCACGCGCATTGCCACAACTATAGGCGGATTGCTAACTCGCTTTGCAAGTTTGCAATCAGTCGGAATGATTGCAGGAGTTGCCATGCGCGGCCTGACGGTAGCCGTTGGCGGTTTAGGCGTGGCGTTTGAAATCCTTATTGGACCTGTCGGCTGGGTGATTCTGGCGGTTACCGCTTTGATTGCCACTTACCAGCTCCTGAAAGACAAAATCGTGGATATAGGGCCGCTTCATGCCTCTGTCGCCAATGTCATTCAGGCAACTTGGAACGTGGTCACGCAGCGTGTGGGCGATAGCGTCCGTGCTTTGGGTGAGTGGATTGGCACAGGTTTCAGCCAAGCTACCGATATTGCCAGCCAAGCATTTGCAGCACTCTCCGAACGCGCAAGTGCGGTTTGGGATTCAATTCGCCAAGCGGTGAGCGATACCTTCGCTTCGATTAAAGAGGCAATCGGCACGGCACTTAATGATGCCGCAGCTTATTTTGGCAATCTGCTTGAACCGGTGGCATCGGTCTTTTCTGGCATTTACGATTCCGTAAAAAGCGCCATGCAATCTGTTGGCGAATACATTGATTCGGCGGTGCAGTCCATCACTGGCATTTTCCAATCTATGTATGACTCCGTAACTGGAATGTTCAGCGGCCTAAAATCTTACGTTGCCGATGTGTTCAGCGGTGTCATTGAGTATTTCGGCGGGCTGGTTGATGATATTGTCGGCGAAGCAAACCGCCTGCAGAAAGAAACTGACGCTGCTAAAAGCGGAAGCTCTTCTGGAAAAGCCGCAGATGCCGCTGGCAAGGGCGTGAAAGTATCAGACACTGCTTTTGGGCCACAACTGCCAAAATCCACTGGCTTCAAAGTGGATTTGCCTGGGCTGCAAACGCAAACCAATAAATCAGGCCGTGGCGGTTCTTCTACCAAAAGCCTATCCGATGAACTGCGCGGCCTGTCGCNAAATTCCGCGCAGAATGCACAGGAATCTGGNTTGGATGAGCTGGGNAAACGTCTTGCNGATGTGGACAAAGCNGTTAAGGAATCTGTCGGAAGCTANGATAAACTTTCGGCGGCACAGCGCAAAAACGTNGATGATACCAAAGCGCAGATCACCCACAACTTTGAGCTGGAACAGTCAAATAAGCAGCGCACTGGATGACCAAAACAAGACTGGCGCAGCTTATTGAACAAACCCGCAACCCCGCACGGAAAATTACAATCTCGCCATTGCAGAGCTTAACCGCCTTCAACCTACAACGGCTGAAGGCTATGAAGCTATTAGGCGCAAGGCGGCAGATTTGCGTGCGGAGCTTGAATATCAAGACCCTGTGCTACGCGAGAACCAACGGCTGATCGAACAATTCAACGGTAATTTTGAGAGCACTTTCAAGGGCGGCTTAAAATCCATTCTCACCAAAGGCAAAGATGGCTGGAAAGATATGCTTTCTGGCTTCAAAAATCTCTGGCTTGATACTGTAACCGAGATTGCCTCACGCCCGATTATGGATGCGCTGCTTGGTCAGAAATCAACCATTTTCGGCGGACGAAGCGGCGGTTTGCTAGGCGGTATTGTCGGACAATTATTCGGCGGCGGCGGTGGCTTGCTCGGCGATAATCAGCAGCAACAGCAACAATCGCAATTGCCTTGGCTGAATACGCCTGCCAACGATAATTTCGGGCAAGACCAAGGCGGTGCATTCGCAGATGCCTTCGGTCAGCAAAGTTCTGGCAGCAGTGGTTTCCTCGGAATGCTCGGCAATTTGTTTTCACCTTCTGGCACTGCCGGCGGTGGATTCATGAGCAGGCTGGGCGGGCTATTCTCTTCACTGACTTCTGGTCTGTCTGGAATTTTCAGCAATATCGGCAGTATCTTTTCTGGCATTTTGGGCGGTGGCTCAGGTGGTGGGTTTGGCGGTATCATCAATATGGTGAGCGGCTTATTCGGCGGCGGGCAGCAAAAACAACAGCAAGCCTTGCCTTGGCTTGACCCGGATAAAAGCAACTTCGGCCAAAATCAAGGTGCGGCTCTTGCTGACACATTCAGCGAACAAAGCGCTGGCAGTAGTGGTTTTCTAGGAATGCTGGGCAATCTGTTTTCTGCATCCGGTGCAGGTGGCGGTTTTCTAAGCAACCTCGGCGGGCTGTTTTCTTCGCTTACCTCTGGGCTTTCTGGTGCGTTTAGCGGTATTGGCGGCTTAGTTTCCGGGCTGTTCGGCGGTGGCGGGTTTGGTGGCGGTGGCGGCATTATGTCGCTTATCAGCACGGGGCTTAGTCTGTTTGGCGGCTTCTTTGCTGATGGCGGATCTGTCAGCGCGCGCACACCGATCATCGTTGGCGAGCGTGGGCCGGAGTTATTCATCCCGCCAGTGAACGGTGAAATCATCTCCAATGATGTATTCAGCAAAGCCTCAAAAGCAGCCAATGACAATCTGCCGCGGGATATGTCGAAAGACATTGTAACGCTCATGCTTGCTGGCAGGTTTGGCGGCTTCCGTGCTGATGGCGGCTCTGTCGTTGCCGGCATGAGTTATGCAGGCGGCGAGCGTGGGCGTGAGTTGTTCATTCCGAAAAACAGCGGCGGTTCATCAAGCAACGATAATAACGCCCAACAAGGCGACAACATTACCGTGCAAATGAATATCACCACGCAAGACGCTGGCTCATTCCGCCGTAGCCAAGGTCAGATTGCCGCTGATGCCGCGCGCGCCATCAACCGCGCCAAGAGAAACCTGTAAATATGGAACTGCTTAATCATGCCTGTAAAACACCCCTTTGTTAGTTTCAAACCTGACGGCACAGATCCAAGCAAGATAAGGCCATCTCACTGGAATGCTGACCATGACGTCTATATCAATCTTGCGGCTGGAGATGAAATTTATGGCATTCTCCCGATGCAATTTGGCGGCTTGGCAGCAAACAATCCGTATGACGCCAGAGCTAATCTGGAGCTTGGCTCACTCGCAACGCTGAATCAGATTGATTTAAGCAGCGATGCAACAGGCACGTTACCACTCACTTTAGGCGGCACTGGTGGTTACGACCAAGCCAGTGCAATCAATAATTTGCTTCCATACCAAGGCTATTATGGCGGGTATTTTCTCTATACCGATGGCAGCAATGTGTCTTGGCAATATGCGGGCGGCGGCGGTGGTTCAGGCGTAAATATCTATGTAAACGGCAGCTATCAAGGCTATTACAACGATATTTATTTCAATGACTACAGCTATGCCAGCTATGGCAACAATCTCTATGGAGCTGATGGCGGGGGTGGCGGATATTTCCCTCCTGGTGGAAGCACTGGTGACTTGCAATTTAACTATTACGGAAATTTCAACGGTGATTCATATCTCAATTATGATTTCAACAACCATACGCTGAACCTTAATAGTGATGGCGGGTATGGCTATAATCCGCGCCAGATAATCCGCTCGTTCTATTACCAATATGCCGATCTGCAACAATGGCAGGATTACTGGGGAAACCCAATGGCGGCAATTTCCCGCAACGGCGGATTCAAACCAGCTCAGATGTATGACGGCGATGCTGACAATAATAGCATCTACTACAGCAACAATTACGGAAAACTGGTTTTCAAAGACCCAAGCGGAACCACTTACGAACTCTATTAACCAACTAACAACGGAGAAAAACTATGCCTAAACAAATGTCATTTGACGCTTTCGGAATCAACTTTCCTGAGAGCTACTGGGAGCTTGCTCAAATCAACCTTTCGCTCATCGAAAAACTTGGCAGCATCACCTTCTTTGGATTTGCGAATGCTAAAGCGCGGGAAAATGGTGACCGTAGCATCGGTGCGAAAACCTACCGTGTGACTCCACAGCTCTACAAAGATTTCTTCGTAAATCTGGAAAATGAATCGCAGCTGGTTTCTGGCGCATATCTCCTTGCTGAAACGGTAAAAGACACGCCTATCGGCAAAGATGGAACGCTCTACAGTTTTTTCAACAATTCAATCGACGTGTAAAATATGGACGGCTTTGACGAGCTTTCATTTCAAGGCGATGCTTTTGATGTTGTTCTGCCTTTGCCTAAGGCGGCCAATATCATCATCCCAAAGCCCAATCAAAACATTGTGAAACCTCAAAGAAATAACGTCGTGATTGCACGTCCACTGGCAAATTAACCATGAGTATAGAACGAAAATATAAAGACCCCGACGAGGTCATCAGCTTTGGCGTGGATTGGTCAGAATATCTTGGCGCAGAAACTGTCACCAGCAGNNACTGGACAGTNGCAAGCGGAGTCACAAAAGTTGGGCAAACCCTCGTNGGCAAGCAAGCTAATGTGACAATTTCTGGCGGNACNCTTGGAACGGTAAACCGCATCACAAACCGCATCACCACCTCGNCCGGTGAAACCGTCGATCAGAGCATCGATATTGAAATCATCGTTAAATAGGAATCCCCATGAGTTTTATTGAAGTTCAATTTCCCAGCGACATTTCTTACGGCTCACGCGGTGGGCCAGAATATTCCACCGATGTGACCGAGCTGGTCAGCGGTAAAGAACAGCGCAATAGCAACTGGAGCCAAGCTCGCGCCAGATACAGCGTTGCTCATGGCGTGAAAACACCAGCGCAGCTCGATGACCTGATAGCATTCTTCCGCGCGCGCCGTGGCAAGGCGCATGGTTTCCGCTTCAAAGACTGGACGGATTATCAAGCAGCTGGGCAAAACATCGGTACGGGTAACGGCGTTCTTACTCAATTCCAGCTGGTGAAAAAATACACCAGTGGCGCAGTGACAGAAATTCGCACAATCACCAAGCCAGTGAATAATGGCACGTTCAAAGTCTATCTCAACGGCGTTTTGCAAGGCAGCGGGTTCACGCTGGATTATACCACTGGCATCATCAATTTCACTGCTCCAGTAGGCAATACCGTCATTGTCACGGCTGATTTTGAATTTGATGTTCCAGTGCGTTTTGACACTGATTATCTCGACCCCAGCATTGATGACTTTGGCACGCGCAGCTGGGAAAGCATAACTCTTATCGAATTGAAATAATGCGCAGCGTCAGTCCCAGTTTTAATCTGCATTTGCAGGGCGATGTCACCACGCTTGCGACGTGCTGGAAAATCATTCGCACCGATGGTGTGATAAAAACCTACACCGATTGCGACAAAGACATTGTGTTTGGTGGCAACACCTATCTCAGCATTGTCGGATTCACGCCTTCGAGCATTGAATCGAAAGATGATTTTTCCGTTGATAACCTTGATGTGCAAGGGGTGCTGCAAACAGGCTATATCACCGCACCTGACCTGATGGCAGGAATTTATGACTATGCCGAAGTTGAGATTTTCCTTGTTAATTATCAGGATATTTCACAAGGGCGGATGTGGCTAAAGCGCGGCAAGCTGGGCGAAGTCAGGCTGCAAAAAGATACCTTCGTTGCCGAACTGCGGGGAATTTCCGAAGCCTTGCAGCAACATCAAGGTCAGCTTTGCAGTCCATCATGTCGTGCAATTCTGGGCGATTCCCGCTGCAACGTTAATCTTACCAGCTTCTCATTTAACGCAACCATCAACGTGGTGACCAGCGGAAGCATCTTTACTGCCAACGCACTAACTCAAGCGGCTGGATATTTCACAGGTGGCGAAATTCAGTGGCTCACTGGCGCCAATGCTGGATTGAAACGGGAGGTCAAAGAATTCTCGAACAAGCAAATCATACTCGCGCTTCCAATGCCTTATGCGCTGCAAGTGGGTGATACCTTCAAAGCGGTGGCAGGCTGCGACAAGATTTTCTCCACCTGCAAAACCAAATTTAACAACGTGAATAATTTTCGTGGCGAGCCCCATGTTCCGGGAACCGACGCGATAATGAAAACCTCAGGAACGATGTAATCATGCAAATCACCACCCAAGATATAATCCGCACCGCGCGGAGCTGGCTTCGCACACCTTTTCACCATCAAGGGCGCGTGAAAGGCGCTGGCGTGGACTGCATCGGGCTGATCGTCGGCGTGATTGATGAGCTGAATCTTTCCGACGGAAACGGCGGGCGTTTAAGCGCACATGATGACACCAATTATTCACCATTACCCGATGGCGTAAGACTGAAAGCCATGTTGGATGAACATTTGCAAAGCATCCTGCTCAGTGAAATTGCGCCTGGAGACATTGCGCTATTCCGATTTCAGCAACAACCTCAACACGTTGGTTTTATCACTGACCGCGCTGACGGTACGCTCGGCATCCTGCATTGCTATTCTAATTCTGAATTTGTCATTGAGCACCGCCTGAATGAAGGCTGGATGTCCATGCTGGTGCAGGCATACCGCTTCAAACCTGAACAACTAATCACCTACGAAGCACAATGAGCGGCGTATTACCTGTTATTGGCGCTGTCGGTGGATTCATCGTTGGCGGGCCGCAAGGCGCGGCTATTGGCTTTAGCCTTGGCTCTGCTATTGGCGGGATGTTCGGCGGCGGGCAAACTGTGCGCCTGCCAACCGTTGAAGGGCCGCGTTTATCTGATCTGCGCGTTCAAACCTCCAACTACGGAAAAGTGATTCCAGAGGTTTACGGACAAGCTCGGCTTGCTGGCAATGTCATCTGGGCGCAGCCGATAAAAGAAGTGCGCGTTGAAACCACAACTACGACCTCGCAGCGTGGCGGTAAAGGCGGCGGAGGTGGCGGCGGCAAAACATCGCAATCACAAGTTTCCTACGAATACTTTGCCACCCTTGCAATTTCAATTAGCGAAGGGCCGATTGATGAAGTTGTGCGCGTTTATGCCGATGCTAAGATTTTAGATGATAGCCTGTTGCAGGCAAGCCAAGGAAAATACAACGTATATCTTGGTACTGAATCACAACTGCCTGACCCCATCATGGAAGGGTTTGAGGGTGCCGGCAATGTGCCTGCTTATCGTGGCACGGCGTATATTGTTATCCAAGATTTTCCGCTGGCAGCGTTTGGCAATCGCATTCCCAATTTCACTTTTGAAGTGAAGCGCAACGTGCGGTTTTATCCAGCCGTCGAAGACAAAATCAAAGACGTGGTTATGATTCCTGGAGCGGGTGAGTTCGTCTATTCACCGTCCATCGTCTATAAGCAAAACACTGAAATTGCTGGTGCGCAAGTTGTGGCGAGTGGGCCGCAGATTCCGCTCAATATGCACAATTTTGAAGCAACTGCTAACGTCAATGTGGCCGTTGACCAGCTGCTTAAAACCTTCCCAAATCTGGAATGGGTTGCCCTTGTTGTCAGCTGGTTTGCGACATCTACGGATTCTGGCACTTGCACCATCATTCCAAAAGTTGAAAACCCAGCCAGCACCACTACTTTTACACCCGTTGACTGGGCGGTTGCTGGTCTAACCCGCGCCACGGCACAACAGGTGCTGCAATTTGGCGACGGCTCACCAACATACGGCGGCACACCTTCGGACAAATCCGTATTGGATTTATGCGTGAAGCTGAAAGCTCTCGGCATCAAAGTCCTGTTTTATCCGATGGTCTTTGTTGACCAGATTACCCCAACTCCAAAACCTTGGCGTGGGCGAATCGCTCCAGCCAATGCGACCGATTGCAATAACTGGTTCACCAAAACCAATGGCTATAATGCTTTCGTCAACTGGTACGCCAACCTCAATATCGGCGGTGTTTACCTCAAAAATAACATCGACGCTTTTTTGATTGGCTCCGAGCTGATCGGCATGACGAGCTTCACCCCTTCGGCAGGAAGCTATCCAGCGGTATCGCAGCTTGTCAGCCTTGCTGCATCCGTAAAAACTGCTGTCGGTGCTGGCGTAAAAGTCAGCTATGCTGCGGATTGGAGCGAATACCACTCACAAGGAGGCTGGTTTAATCTCGACCCGCTTTGGGCATCATCCAATATCGATTTTGTCGGAATTGATTGTTATTTCCCGCTAACGCCCGATTTGCCGCAAACACAAATCACCGAAGATGTGGTGAAACAATACTGGGAAAGTGGCGAAGGCTGGGACTATTATTTCACCGATTCCGTCAACCGAACTGGACAAACCAATTACGCAAACCAAGTCTATGCTTGGAAAAACGTTGAATACTGGTGGAAGCACACACACACCAACCCCAATGCGGTAACAACCGCTTGGACTGTCAAAATGAAGCCTATCTGGTTTACCGAGATGGGCTTTCCAAGTGTGGACGGCTGCACCAATCAGCCTAATGTGTTTTATGACCCAACATCGAGCGAATCCTATTTCCCTCGCGCCTCCAAAGGCAGAGTGGACTTTATGGCGCAACGTACCGCGCTTAACGCTTCGTTGGATTTTCTTGAAACTCGCAGGCTGCTATCTGGCAACACGGATCTGGTGCAACGTCGGTTTATCTGGACGTGGGATGCCAGACCGTTTCCGTTCTGGCCTGATTTGTCAAATTTCTGGGCGGATTGGCAGCTCTGGAAAACAGGCCACTGGGTCAACGGCAAGCTAGGTACGTCCACTTTAGGCGCAGTTATCGCCGTGTTGCTAAAAAAAGCTGGGCTTGAAGACACTGATTTTGACGTTACCCGCCTCACGCAGCAGCTTGATGGTTATGTGATTTTGCAGGTGCTGAGTTGCCGAGAACGCATCGAGCAGCTGCAATCCATGTTCAATTTCGATGCGGTGGAAACAGACGGCATCATCAAATTTGTGCCGCGCGGCGGGCAGTCTATTGCCAGCATCACGCAAGACGAGCTGGTGACCAATAGCAGCGGTGGCAGCATCCGTGAGGAAGTTGAAATCACCCGCAAGCAGGAGCTGGATTTACCCCAGCAGGTGAACATCACCTATATCAGCCGCACTGCAAACTATGACCCTGGTACGCAGATGTCGCAGCGGCAAACGGTTAACGCCGTTGATTCTGTCGGCATCAACGTGCCGGTAGTATCCACTGACCAATATGCAAAAACGGTAGCAGACATCACGCTTTATAATGCGTGGGTGTCTAGGGTGGGCTTCAAATTCACGTTACCTGCCAAGTATTGCCTGATTGAGCCGACGGACATTCTCACCCTAGCAATCGACGGTGTGAATTATGATATGCGCGTCAACACTACAAAAATTGAGCGCACAGGCTTAATGGAAGTGACGGCGGTTGCTGAAGACGTATCCACTTATGACTTCTACACTCCGCCTGGTGAAACCCCACCCATCGCGCAGCCTGGAACAATCATTCCCAATACGCGCCTTGAACTGTTGGATATTCCCGCCTTGCCGAACGATACGGAAGGCGTAGGGGTTTTGCGTGCAGCCACTGTATCTCAAGGCGAAAACTGGGAAGGCTCGGTTATCTACCGCTCTGATGATGGCGGGCAAGCGGGCGGCAATACTTTTGCCGTAATGTCCTCCACTGATACGGAACATACGGTAGGCGGTGCTTTAACGCTTCTTGCTCCATATTCCTCAAATAGCTGGGATTATGCCAACACCGTTGATGTGTTGCTCCAGTTTGGCACACTCTCAAGCATCAGCGAGCTTGGTATTCTCAATGGCGGCAACGTTGCTATTCTCGGAAACGAAGTCATCCAGTTTCAAAACGCACAGCTTCTGGCGGATAAAAAATACCGCCTGTCAAAACTGCTTCGCGGCAGGCTTGGCACAGAACACGAGGTGGGCACTCATGCCCTTGCAGAGCGATTTGTGCTGCTTTCATCCAATCTGGTGCGTGTGGCAGTGCAAAACAGCATCATAGGGCTGGCAAGGCATTACAAACCTGTTTCCGTGGGCGGCAGCCTAGCAACCACTGTCGAGCAGGTATTCACCTATACGGGCAAAACCCTTCGCCCATATTCACCTGTGAATATCAAAGGCACACGCAATCTTCCAGCCACGAATGACTGGACGATAACGTGGCTGCGTCGGACACGGCTTGGCGGAGAATGGCGCGATGGCGTGGATGTGCCGCTTTCAGAGCAAAGCGAGCTTTACCATGTGCAAATTATGAACGGCTTGACCGTCGTGCGCACGGTGGAAGGCATCACCACACCTTCGCTGGTCTATACCGCCGCGCAGCAAGTGGCAGATTTTGGCTCGGTGCAAAGCAGCTTCGTGGTCAAGGTTTACCAAGTATCGGCCATCATCGGGCGCGGTGTTTCTGGTCAGGCAACAATTTCTTAATCAGGTCATCCAATGACAACACATCCTGGCAAATATAACTTGTACATCTATCGCGGCGCGACTTTTCGCAAAATCATCACATGGAAAGATGAGAACGGCGTAGTGATTGACCTCACAGGATTCACGGCACGTTTGCATATGCGCGAAACGGTGGGTTCTTCCACACCGTTTCTACCACTAACAACCGAGAACGGCGGCATTATACTTGGTGGTGCGGCTGGCACAATCACCATGCAAGCAACAGCTGATGCAACATCCGCCATCAGTGCTAGCAGCGGCGTGTATGATTTAGAAATTGTCGCAGGTGATAATGTCACGGTGACGCGTTTGCTAGAAGGCATTGTCACGATCAGCCCAGAGGTGACGCGATGAGTATCGAGATTCAGGAAATCACGCAAGTAGTCGAAATTGACGAAACCCATATCGAGGTGGTTACCATTGGCACACAGGGACCACCTGGTTCTGGCACAGGTGGCAGCGGAGTCACCGATCACGGTGCGCTCACAGGGCTTGGGGATGACGATCACCCGCACTATCACAATGATGCGCGCGGGGATGCACGTTATTACACCAAAACACAATCTGATGCAGCACTTGCTGACAAAGCAGATGCAGCGCATAACCACGATATTGGCGATATCTCAGGCCTGCAGACTGCGCTCGATGCCAAAGCATCCTCAGCGCACAGCCACATTATCGGTGATGTTACAGGTTTGCAGGCGGCTCTTGATGACAAGGCGGCATCTGCACATGGGCATAGCATTAGCGATGTATCAGGGCTCCAGACTGCATTGGATGGCAAGCTCAACACTTCCGCGCTCGCCCTGATTCCCAAGACAGGGCAGGTCGAAGTGGATTTTGGTCATGCCGCTGGTGGCGAATCAGATTTGGCCAGCGTCACTGTTGCCGCCGCATGGGTTACCAATGGCTCAGTCATTCTCTGCAATGCCGCGGGCGTGGCGACACCCGATCACGATGCGGAGGATGCAGCACTCGAAGGCATCACTGCCATTGCCGCCAATCTCAATGAAGGCGTGGGTTTTGACGTAATTGCCCGCGCACCGCTGGGCAGCTGGGGGCGGTTCAACATTAACATTATGGGAGTATAAATATGAGCGTCATTCTTAAATCGGGTGATTCCGCCGACCTTGCCTCGGTCGATACCAACAAACGGCTTAAGGTCAATGTGCCGATGGTAATGAGCGAGGCTGGTTATGCCGTCATCGCTGGTGAATCGCATGATGGTGCGGCAGGCGAGCCACGTCTTACCCGTGCTGCAAAAGTCTCGACCGATGGGCGGCTGCGCGTCGGCGTTGATAACATCTACTGGGCGGATACGTTCAACCACACAGTGGTGGATGGTAGCGCTTATCAATGCGTCACGGTTACCTCCACACTTGCCATGACGGGTGGGTTTCTGGTGTTTAACTCTGGCAACTCGGTGGCATCGGGTGCGGTGGCACGCGCGCAAACCTATAAAACCTTCCCACTGCATCCCGCTGGTTCGCTGGAGGTATTGTTCCGTCTGCGCTTTGCTATTAACCCCATCGCCAACAATGTATGCGAGGCGGGTCTTGGTTTTGCCTCTGGTACGACCACGCCTACCGATGGGGTGTATTTTAAGCTGAACACGGCGGGTGCGCTGGTCGGTGTAATGAACATCAACGGCACGGAGACCACAACTGCACCCATGCCTGCACCGATTGCCAACGAGGTCTATTACTACCGCATTGTCATCGATCAGGATCGCATCGAATTCTACATCGACGGGGTGTTGCAGGGTGTGATTCTATCCCCCAATACCTCGGCGGCGATTTCATTGTCGCGCTGGCAACCGCTGCTGATGCGTTCCTACAACGCTGCCGCTACAGGCTCGGCGCAGCGCATGGAGGTGGCTGATGCTTCGGTAATCGCCCGTGATCTGGCGTTAAATCGCCTCTGGGCAACGGCAATGGCAGGAATCGAGTGCGGCAGCTATAACAATCCGCGCGGCGCGGCAATGGGGCAGTCCGCGAATTATGCGAACAGCGTAGCACCTGTATCAGCGACACTATTAAATACAGCGGCTGGGTATACGACGCTCGGCGGTCAGTTTCAGTTTGCCGCCATAGCGGGTGCAGAAACGGATTATGCACTGTTTGCATTTCAGGTGCTGCTGGCGGCAGCGGGTGGCGCCAACCGCAATCTGGTCATTTGCGGCATTCGCATCGAAACTTATAATATGGGCGCAGCCTCTGCCACCACGCCCACGCTTTTGCAATGGGCACTTGGCGTCGGCTCTACTGCCGTATCACTCGCCACCGCTGATTCCGTGACTGCTGGCACGCGCGCACCTCGTCGCATCCCGCTCGGCGTGCAGTCCATCCCCATCGGCACGGCCATTGGTGGCAACGTTACACCGATTGATGTGAACCTCGATGCGCCGCTTTATGTGGCGGCGGGAACATTCGTTCACATCATCCTGCGTATGCCCGTGGGAACGGCCACGGCCTCGCAGATTATTCGCGGACTCGCGATGATTAATGGCTACTTCGAATAGCTACCCCACAACCCATACCCAACTACTTTCTGGACGTTTATGGCAACCACCAACAATCTCGGCATTACGCTTGTCGAACAAAGCCAATCGCAAAAAGAGGTTACGGTTAATGATGCCGTAAAACTGATTGATGCGATTCTTAACACAGGCGTTATTGATAAAGACCTGACTGCTCCGCCTGGTTCGCCTGCCACAGGGGACGTTTATATCCCTGCTACAGGCGCGACAGGTGCGTGGGCGGGCAAGGACAACCAAATCGCATGGTATGATGCTTCTTGGCGGTTCCTTGTGCCAAAGGAAGGGCTGACCCTATGGGTTAAGGACGAAGACAAACTCTATTCATATTCAGGCACTGCCTGGGTGAGCACGATTGAGGCATTGTCCACACCACAGTTTGCACGGATCGGGCTTGGTACTGCACCGCACGCCACTCACATCATCAATCTGTTTGGGCCATCCGCATTAATCAATGGCAGTGCTGGCTTCTTCCTGCAGATGAACAAGGCGAATGCCGCGCAAAACCTTGAGTTCATATTCCAGCAAGGCTTTGTGACATACGCAGAGCTGGGTTTGCTGGGCGATAATGAGCTGACACTTAAAACATCGGACGGCACGAACTTTTATATCGCTTGGAAAATCCGCAACAACGGCGTGACCAACTTTATGAAAGAGCCGCTAATCTCCGATATTTCCCCTATCAATCACAAAAATTATATCACTAACGGCAACTGCGTGGTTGCCGAGCGCAATGATTTTACGCTGGTCAATAACACGTGGGCATACGGCAAGACTGACCGTTTCCAAGGGCAAGCAAGCGGCACGGCTGTAAGTGCAGGCAAACTCACGCAGAGCGCATTTTCCGGCAAGGAATATGTGAAGTTTGAAACTGTCACTATGACTGGCGCAGGTGTCTTAAAACTGCGCCACCGCATTGAAGCGAAAGATGCTGAAATCTTCGTCAACCAAATCGCCTCATTTTCCTGCTCGCTGTTTCATGCAATCGGCTCGGCTATGAACTGCACGGTTATCGTGCGCAAAGCTAATGCCGTTGATAACTTTACGGCAACCACAGTCATTGCAACTTCCAGCGCTATCAGTGTTCCAAACAATAGCGAATCGCCTGTCAAATTTGAGAATATCTCGATGGGCGACCCCAGCAACGGCATTGAAATCGAACTGCAAATGGCTTGTGGTGCAATCACCACCAAGGATTTCCTTATCCGCCAGCTCCAGTTTGAGCTTGGTGCTTTCGCTACACAATTTGAGCAAGAGCCGGTGCCAGACACTCGTGCTAAGTGCAAACGCTTTTGGCAGAAGCTGGGCAAAGGGCTGCAAGGCGGCTTTAACTCTGCCACTGAAATTGACTTAGCCGTTATTTTTCCAGTGGAAATGCGCGTGGCGCCAACAGGCGCATTGCAAACCACTACGCCTGCAATTCAGCAAATAGCAGTGGGCGCAAAAACTGGCGCTGCATCTGCGATTGTCGGTGGCGGCACATCCTATTCTGCCAATGGCGCGTATGTGCGTGTGAATGGTTACACGGGCGGCACAGCCAAAGACCATGTGATTGTCACCACTGATAACATTCTCGGTTTTGACGCTGACTTTGCATAACTCAATCTAAAGGAAACTATATGGATGACCAATTCCTACAAGTAGGAGCTGGCGGGCTATTTGCCTTGCTGGTTTTGCGCGAAGTGTTCGGCTTTTTGAAAGAAAAAGTGCGAGCGCAGAGCAACCTCGTAATCGACAACATGGCAAAGCAAATTCAGGAGCTGCACGAGTGGCACGCAGTCACCGACGAGGACGGCGTGAAGATTTGGTATCTGCGCCGATCGCTGGAAAACGCCATAGAAAAGCTCACCAGCAATCTCGATATCCAAACGCAGTTGCTGCGCGAGATGGTGCTGATTCTCAAAGACAGCAGAAACGAGATGGATGCCGTTATCCGCGAAACACGCGAAATTCATAGGGAAATTCGCAATGAACATCACAGAAAAGCAGGTTAATCATATGAAAACAAACGCACAAGCAATCACCCTTATCAAAGAATTTGAAGGGCTAAAACTCAAGCCATACGCTGATCTGGGCGGCAAGCTAACAATCGGCTGGGGTCATCTCATCAAGCCTGGTGAGAAATTCACCACCATCACATCGGCGCAGGCAGAAACCATCTTCCTCAAAGACCTTGCCGAAGCAGAGGTGATAGTCACAAAGTCCGTGCGGGTTGTTCTAAATAAGAATCAGTTTTCAGCACTTTCAGCACTGGCTTTCAACATTCCCAAAGCATTTGCCAACACCACGCTGGTTGATGTTCTGGGTGCGCTTCGTTTTGATGATGCACCAGAACAAATCCTCCGCTGGCATCGCATGGGCAAAAAACCGGTAAAGGGATTAATTCGCCGCCGCGCGGCCGAGGCGATGCTTTTCGTATCATAA